GCTCACGGAGGGGGGTGCGGCCCAGAGACCGGAAGGTGAACCACAGCGTGGCGGCGTCCATCGCGTCCAGGGCTTCGGTTGCGGCCTGCTCCAACGGCTGCAGCTCGGGGCGCTCCGAGGCGTCGACCTTGGCGCGGATGGCCTCGGGGTCGATGACATCGACGGCTTCAGCGGTGGACCGGCACTCGGCCAGTCGGCGGGGGCGGGATGCGTCCAGGCGCTCCCGTGCGGCGGTCAGGTCACGCTCGGCGGCGTCGACTGCTGCGACTGTGGTGTCGTCGAGGTAGATGCCGACGGTGACGCGGCGGGGCAGCTTCCCGAGCCGGTCCTGTGGGTTCTTCGGTGCGGTCATGCGCGGGGCTCCTTGCGTGGTGGTGGGCGGTGGGCTACTTGCCGTACTTGGCACGCCAGGCTGGTGAGCCGAACTTCAGCGCTGCGGCCTTCTTGGGCTGGTTGGCCTTGAGGCGCATGTCTTTGGGTGTGCCCTTGCTGGGTTTTGCCATGGCGTTCTCCTTGGTTGCTGCGGGCCGGTCAGGAACGGGCGTTGGTGGTGCTTCCCGGCCCCACCCCAGCGGCGTCAGGCCACAGGCGGCGTGTGCCCGCACGCGGTGCCTGTGGCGCTACCCGGCGCCCCTGCTGACGTCCCGATGACCGACGGACGAGCGACTGCAGGGGCGCGGTAGACGCGCGCTGAACGAGGTGAGGCCGGGAGTTGGTGGGTTACGCGACGACCGCGTTCTTCTCCTGAGCCCCGGTGATCGCCAGCTCGCAGATGTAGCGGCCCGGCTCGGTACCCAGGGAGAAGTCCCGGTTCTTGGAACCGATCCGGATCGGCCAGACCTCGACCTTGGCCGCGGCCGCGAAGGTCTGACCGGTCGAGTTGATGACGATGAACCCGGTGGCCTGCTCAGGCAGGGCCGTGTAGATGGTCTTGCGGGCCAGGTCGTCACCGGTCGCGCCGGTGCCGTCGTCCTCGATGAGGGTCAGCTTCGCGTCACCGAACTGTTGCGGGCCGTCGATCTGGACCTCCTGCTTGTACTTCAGGAGGGGCTGGTTGATCCGGTTGAGCTTGGTCTCGAAGCCCTCCATGGCTGCGAGGGCGGCGCCGAGGTCCGTGCCGGCGGTGATCTCAACTGCGGTGGGTGAGGCGACGTCGACGATGGTGGGGACGAAGCGGACGCCGGTGGTGCCGCGGCGGAAGAACATGCCCATGTCAGGCTCCGATCTTGGGATCGGTCACGATGGGTGCCTTGGGCGGGCTTGGGAACTTCAGTGCCTCGACGGCGGGCTCGTCTGTGACGATGACCCAGCCCTTGTCGGACCAGACCTGCTCGAAGGCTTCGGTGGTGGTGACGGCGCGCTCTTCGCCTGCAAGCGAAGGGTTCGTCATGACGACGGTGCTCATGGGTACTCCCGTGGTGGGCCGGTCTCAGCCACGGCCCCGATCTCGGAGTACGCCGTCGTCCGCGTGGTTCGGTGGTGCTGGGAGGGCGCGGTCCGCTCTCAAAACCTCACGCTAGAGCGCGAGTGTGTCCCGTGGAGTGCGACACGCCACGATAGCGGGACAGGTCAGGTGGGCTCGGGGGTGAAAGTCAGAGTGAACGGCTGCCCGAGCTCGAATTGCTCGGCGACGGAGTCGAGCACCGTCATCGAGAGTTGGAGGCAAGGGGTGTACTTAGCCCATTCCTTGTTCTGGGCCTTGCCCTCGTCGGTGAGGTAGTCGGGGAGGAAGTTGAGGGTCGTCTGTCCGTCGGTGACGGGAGTCTTGCCGGTGACCTTGATCTTGGCTGTGATGCTCATGGTGGGGTGCTCCTTCAGGGGCGTTGGTAGGTGATCTCGAACGTCTCGAACTGCTGCCACAGCCCACCGACCAAGTCGGGGGCGCCGTCGTAGTTGGCCTTGCGGGTCATGACTCGCGCCGTGGTCAGGGCCATGGGTGTGACGTACCCGACGCGGGCCCGGGCTGCGACCTTCAGGCGGATGATGTCAAACAGGGCCCGGGCCTCGGTCTCCGTGGCACACAGGGCCTGGATACCCAGCTGCAGGTACAGGATGTCGTGGTAGTCCGACACGGCCGCAGCTGCGACAGGGGTGGACCCGGGCAGCGCCGAGCACACCACGAACGGCAGGAGCGTCTCAGGTGGCGGGGTGTCCTGCCACATCGTCAACGGCTTACTGCCCACCGTCGCAGGCAGGACCGTGCCCAGCCACGTCTTCAGCTCGGCCACGACAACACTGGGCTGCCAGATCGGGTCAACCATTGGTGGCACTTCCTCTCACACGGGCCAGGACGCCCTCGACCGCGTCGACGGCCGCGGCCTGGTATGCCGGTTCGATGGTGTCCGCGGCTGGTCCCCAGTGCGGGAACGCCGACTGCTTGTACACGCGCCCAATAGAGTCGACGCCGACGAACCCGTACTCCAGGCGGTTGCCCTGTAACGAGTTCGTATACACGTCAGCGTCCACTGAGCGCTCACCATTAAGGGTGCCCGAGCTGAACGACAGGCTGATGGAGCGGACGTAGTCACCGGTGGCGCGGTTCGGGCCCGGACCTGTACCGGGGATGTGCGGGCGGCCGGGCTTGTGATAGCCGGTGGTCGCGTTGATCCGCACCTCGTTCTGCAGGTGCATGCCGTACTCGCGGATCGTGGTCTCCATGGCTTGGCCGACCTGGTGGCCGACCTCTTCGAGGTCGATCAGGGTCCCGGTGAAGGACACCTCAACGGCCAATTCGGAAGCCATCAGCGTGCAGTCAGGTAGTCGACGAGGTCGGGGTTGTCACGCAGCACGAGCAGGGTGGGTGACTCGAACGCACGGATGACCGCTTCCTCGCGGTCGACCTTGGTTTCGCCGATGTTGAGCCAGTCAGGCGAGCCCATCGTGGTTTCGCACAGTGCGTGCTGGATCTCGTGCCAGAGGGTCAGGCGTGCTACGTCGGGCGTCGCCTCGGGGTTGATGAGGATCGTGGCCGTGCGGTGCTCGGTATGGCCGTAGTAGCCCTTGGACTGGGCCTCGTGCTCGTAGCGCAACCAGGTGTCGGGGTCGATGGTCACCGTGTAGGTCACGGCCCCGATGCGGACTGAGGCCGGAATATTATTCGGCATAATTTCGCGCTCTTTTTCAGCCATCATCGCCATCAGACCTGCCCGGTCTCAGGGAACGCGACGACGGTCAGGTCACGGATCGCACCCGCTGAGCTGTCGGGGATGGCCTTGATGACGAACTGGCGGGCCACGGCGAGCCTCGGGTCACGGCAGGTCAGCACAGTCCACACGTCACCGATCAGGACGTTGGTGACCGCAACCGGCAGCAGGAGACGCCAGTTGGTGTCGGAGCGCACCGTGCCCGGGTAGGGCTGCCCGTTCGACCCACCGGCTTGGGGGACGAGCAGGGCCACGACGTCGGGGTAGGTGACCGGTGCGACCACGACGACCTCTTCGAGGGTGTCCGGGTCCACCATGACCGTGTCCTTGCCCCGCTGGCCCTTGACTGTGGTCCCGGACGTGGTCATGGCCTGCTCGGCCAGGGACTGGGCTCGGGCGAAGACCGACGCCAGGTCGAGGTTCACTCGCTCGGCTCCCCAGTCTCGACGGCTTGGGCCATCTCGATCAGGACCTCGAGCGCGACCTCGATCGGGTTGCGGTTGAACCCTCGCGTCAGAGCAGCCTTGGCCAGGTGGTCAGGGTTGACCGACTGCAGGAACTCCACAGCGTGCGCACCCTGGACGATGGTGACCTCAGCGGGCCCGTCGTAGGTCACGCCGCCGATGAGTTCGACGTACACCTTGGTCGGGCGTCGCCGGTCGCCGGCCTGGATGGTCACGCCACCCTGGGCGATCCTGTTGGACAGGTCGTGCCCGTCTACCTCGAGCGAGCCGGCGCCGAGGGCGTCGATCTCGACATGGACGGGGTGCAGCACTGGGGCAGGGTCGGTGTGCTCGGTCTCGATGAGCGTTTCGTTTGTGGGCATGCCCGTCATCGTGCCAGTGTGGTGCGTGGCTTACGACATAACACGCTCAGCCTGCGCGGCGTGCCTGTAACGCTGCCAGGCGTTTCGCTGCGGGCCCACGAGCCACCGACGCGGCCGGCGCCATCGTGCCGTTACCTCTGCGGTCGACGACTTTCCGGAACCCCACGTCCGAGCCACTCGCTGCATCCTTGAGCTGCTGGGCGGTGAACTGCGGGCCCTTGGGTGTAGCACCGATCAGGGACTTGACGTCCGGGCGCGGAATTGTCACGCGCCTGCAGTTGGGGTGGCTGATGGGAACAGAGCGTGCTTCAGCGATGGGAAGGATCAGACCGTTGGCCTGGCGGGTGTCGTCGTGAGAGAGCCACCCGCAGTTGGGCCCGTCCATGACCTCCATGAACTTCACCTGGTGGCCCTCGGCCTGGTTGAACCCGCCCACCTGGTAGGCCTCAGCGGTCTTGGTGCGCACGACCATGTCGGCGTAGGAGGCCAGGCCGTGGCGTGAGCCGTCCTTGTAGATGATCGCAGCCACCGACTGGGCGCGGAGTGCCTTGGCGAGCGCGCGGCCCGCCTGCGTGGCTGGTGTGCCGGTGTAGAGCCGGTCCGAGACGTGGTCCCGGGCCAACGTGCGGATCAGATCCTTGGTGGTTTGCCGCATGTGCGTGGTGGCGTGCAGCAGATCTTGGTGGGTGTCAGCTGCGAGGTGGGTGATCGCGTCCAGGTCGACCCCGGTCGTGGCCACCGCACCACCCACGGTCAGGGCGGTGGCGTGCGAACCCAGCAGGTAGGCGTCACGGACCCCGGAAAGGACGTGCCGGGCGGCGATCTCATCGGCTGAGTCCGCCAGTGCCCCGATGTGGTTCTGCAGCTCGAGGAGGCGGCGTCTGCGGGCCGCCGAACCCATCGAGGGCCAGTCGGCCTCCAGCTGGTCGACCTGGGCGCTCACCTTGGCCCACACCGCTTCCAGGTCACGGCGCAGGATCACAGTGAGGGCTTCGATGGAGTCCGCGATCGCGGTGGCGGCGCCGGGGTTGTCAGCCACGGGCGGTGACCCGGCGCAGATGCGTCGAGGTCGAGGTGCCCCCGGTCACGTCAGCGGTCTCGTCCTGCTCGAGGCGAAGGATCTGCGCGTCGAGCGCGACCAGGTCCGTCTTGGAGCTCGACACGGACAGCACTCCGGTCAGGGTGAACGAGGACGCTTCGGACCCGCCGGCACCAGATGCACGGCGACGCTTCAACACCCGCAGGGCGACCAGGCGCCACCGGTCAGCCAACGCGGCCGCATACACCTGCAGCGTGGTGTCCGTGGGCGGGGTGGCGTCGCCGACCTCGTCACGGATCAGGTCAAGGTCGGTCGTCGTGAGCGCCATTATTCGTATCCTCCGTCGCGGCCGGAACTTGCTGATATGTGGGAACGGCCTCGCACCCACGACTCGTGGTCAGTGGTGTGCGAGGCCGCGTCAAGGTGTGGACTGCGCTTAGGCCTTGGGTGCAGCCCGCTTCGCAGGTGCGGGGTCGCCGGATTCGTCAGCGGCACCACCCTGCTCGTTGTCAGCTTCAGCGGGCTCTTCGGCGGCGAGCAGATGCGCGCCCACCTCGGAACCCTTCGGAACCTCGTCGCCGGCGAACAGGATGACCGGACCGCCCGGTGCCCCGTGAAGGAACACCGACCCGTCCAAGTCATCCCGAATACGAGCCACGATCAGAGCACCGTCGCCGAAAGCAGGCCGGCGATGTCGGCCGCGACCGGCATGAACGTCGCGTTGACCTTCGTCCAACCCGTGACCGGGTCCGGGGTCTTCCATGCGGAAGCGACCAGGCCGGGCGCGTCAGCCAGGACGAAGTCCACGGCGTTGGTCGTGGCGAAGTCCAGACCCTCAGCGGTGATGCCCCACTGGGACTCACCCACCGAGTCGGTGACCAGGATGAACTTGGTCGTCGGGATGAGCCGGGTGTTCGCCCCTGCGACCTCGAGCTGGTGGTCGTACTCCACCAGTGGCGGGAGGAAGTTGTCGGAGCGAACCTGGTTGAGCTGCGCCCGGTTCAGGTTCGGCTGTTGGCCAGCGTTGCCACCCCAGTACGCGGCGCGGTACTCCGCGTTGCGCAGCAGGTTGCCGATGACCGTGGAGGAGCAGAGCGCCGCGATCGGGGCCTTGCCCGAGTCGGTCTTGATGATCTGCACCCAGGCCTGCTCGTCGGAGAGCGGGACCGCGTTCGCGGCACCCCACAGGATCGCCGCGGTCGGCTTGTGGGTGCCGTCCAGGACGAAGTCGGCCTCGATGGTCAGACCGTTCTCGGCGACCAGGGAGAACTTGCCGGTGTTCAGGAACGACGCCCGGGCCAGCTCGGCACGGTTGCGGACGGCGCGCACGGAGTTCTCGACGTCGTCGTAGATCGTGGCGACCATGGCGTCCAGTGCGGACGCACCGTTCTGTGCGGCGTCCAGCTGCAGACGGTCCCACTCGGTGAGTGCGATCTTCTGGCCCACAGGTGGCAGCGTGACCTCGGTGAGCGAGACCGTGACGGGACGGATCCCGAGCGGGGTCGCTGCGTTGTACGCCCGGTACTGGGCGGTGACGTTCTGGCGGCTCTTCTTGGCCGACCGGGACTTGATCCCGGAAAGCACCCGGTCCGGAAGGAACCGGTTGAGGCTGTCGGGCAGGTCGTCGGGGAGGGTCCGTGCGAACACGGTGAGGTCTGCCGGCGAGACAATGTCCCAAAGTTGCATGACTGTTTCTCCTTATCTAGCCGGGTCAGACGAACCGGATGAGGGGGGCGTCGGTCTTGGCGGACGCGTCGACGACGAACGGCAGCGCGGACTCCTTGACCTGGCCGTGGGTGACGATCGCGGCGCCGACCTTCTTGGTCGCGCTGATCGTGACGTCGCCGTGGGTGAAGCCCACGAACACGCCAGTGCCGTCAACGGCTGCGGCGGCGAACAGGCCGTAGAAGCCTGTCGCGGTGACCTTGCCCAGGGCGGTCCCGGACGGCAGAACACCGGTCGGGAAGTGCGTCGCGGGAACGAAGCCGACGGCGCCGTCGACCGTGACGGTCTCAACCCAGTCGGCGGAGACTGCCCAGGAGTTGTCCTCCGGGGTGTAGCTGGTGGTGACGGGAGAAATGTCCACGTCTTGCTCCTCACATGCGAAAGGGAACTGGTTGTGCTCGCACGTGCGGGCTCAGGTGCCGCCGTCGTCCACCGTTGCGGGCGGTGGTGCCCGTCCCCCGTATCGCGGCTGCGGGGTGGCCGTGGTGTGTTCGTGGGGTCTAGGCGACCTTTGCGGGTGGGAAGCGTTTGGCGGCTTCCGCTGCGCCTTTGGCACCGAACGTGGTGCCAGCAGCGCGGGTCTTGGTGGGCCCGTTCGCCGGTTCGCCGTTAGGCTTGGGCACGGGCGGGGCGAAGAACGCCGGCGCGGCGGCCTTCACGATGTCGATGGCGGCGGTGATCGCCGCGTCGTCAGCGTCGGCGGGCACGTCGACCAGGCGGACCGCCATGGCCAGCGCCGGGTTGGCCTTGCCGTCGACCTGCGGGGTGATCCCTGCGATGACCAGCGCCGTGGTGACCTTGGACGCGAGGATGGTCTGCGCTGCGGTCGCGGTCGCCGCGTCAGCTGCGGTCTTGGCGGCGGTCGCGGCGTCGGTGGCTTTCTGCGCCTCGGTCTTGGCGGCCTCTTGGGCTGCGGTGGCGGTGGCGATGAGGGCCTTGGCTTCGGCGACGGTCATGCCGAGCTCGGCGGCGACTTCGGCGGCGCCGGCACGTTTGCCTTTGGCGGCCTCAGCGGTGGCGATGCGGGTCAGGTCGTCCTGGGTGAACTTCTTGTCGGCCGCGGCCGCGGCCGCCGCCGCAGCAGCAGCAGCAGCAGCTTGGGCGGCTGCGTCGCCGCCTCCACCACCAGCGCCGCCGTCATCTTCGGGCGTGTTGCAGAGCATGCCAAAGGCCAGCCCGGCGAAGGGACTGTACTTGCCGTTGTACCGCTTCATGCCCTTGAGCATGTTGCCTCCAAGATCGTTGTCGGTCTGCCCGTGCACGCCGGTGCGCATGCGGGGCTGTTCATTGGCTTACGCTAGAGCGCGAGTGTGCTCCGTGGAGTGTGACACGCCACGCCGATCATGCGACGGGCGGAACAGGTGGCACCGGTGCGCCCAGGATGTGACCGCCGGCCAACGCCTCCGCCTCGATCAACGCCACCTCAGCGGCCGCGTCGTCGATCGGCAACCCGACCCGCGACAGCATCCGCACCGCGGTAGCCGTACTGATCGCCCGGATCGGCAGCAGGTCCTTCACGGCCTCGATCGCCGCGGGCAGGTCCGCCGGTAACGCCGCACCCAGGTCAATGGACAGGTCGGGTGTGGCCCCAGCGGGGATCTGGGTCGGGTCGTTGGCCTGAGTCAGGCGGACAGCGAACTTCAGCAGCAGCGGGTACTTCACTCCACGGACGTTGCGCAGCTCACGCACCAGTGCGGACGTGGGGGCGAAGCCGAGCTCCAACGCATACCCCGACGGTGCCGCACCCACATCCGCGCGACCGAGCAGGACCAGGGCGAGACGGACGTTCGTGGCCAACGTCTCCATCAGCCGGTCACCGTGCTTGATCTGCGCATCCAGGCTCTTGGACGTGTCCAGCTGCGAGATGTTCGAGCCGGCTGGGGTGTTCCACTGCACGCCCGGCCCACCATCCAACGTCGGCGACCCGCCGCCGGTGACAATGGTGGCCGCAGGTGCGGACAGCTCCGAGCTAATCGCCAGGTCCGTGTCGCTGCCCATCAGGTCGTCCAGGATCATCGCGACCCGCAGCAGGGTCGAGCGCCCGAAGTGCCGCCCGCCCGGCTCGTCATTGGGGACGTGGACCACGGGCATGAAGTCCACACCCAGGTCCACGGTCGCCTTGACCACGGTGACCGCTTCGCCGTCAGCGGGCAGGTTGTAGATGTTCCAGCCGACCTTGAGGCGGTCGGTGCGGACCTCGACGACGGTGAAGTCACACGTCCAGTCCCGGACCCCACCCCACGGCGCCGACACACCCTGGTCGAGTTTGCGCATCCGCCAGGTGTGCCTGACCAGGATGGTGTGGTTGTCGTCGTCTTCGCGCTCCCACGCCAGGTGCACCACGGGCGGGAAGTCGTCGTCGTCCCACTCGGCGTACTCGGGCTTGTCTGCGGCCAGGAGGTCCGGGAAGTAGAAGCCCGGGTCGTAAACCTTCAGCCGGGGGCGTCCGGCGCGGGGGGACCAGCCCAGCACGTACACCCCGTCACCGTCGGTGATGGTCGTCTCTTCGCCGGTGAGGAGCTTGCCGACCAGGCGTTCCTTGGCGGCCCACGCTTCGAGCCAGTCTCTCACCTTGCCGGTGGCGGCGTTCTCGGTGTCACCTTCCTGAGTGGGGTCGACCACGACGATGGTCTGGTCCTCACCGAGCACCAGGGAGCGGGTCGCGTCGCAGATCAGCCCGGCATGGCCGTACTCACGCATCTTCGCAGCTTCGGACGGGTCCGAGCTGGAGGGCAGGTTCCCGAACGAGTCGAGCTCCAGGCCGCCTTGGACGCCCCACATGTTCGCCGGCAGGTAGTACCGCCTGACGTTGTCGACGTAGGCGGACAGGATCCGGTACGCGGTGAGCCGGCGGGCATCGACGTCGTCCACCCACGGCGCGACATTCAGCGGGCGCGTCCCGAGGTTCCCGTCACCGAGGTCTGCGATGTGCGAGAGCGGGGACCACTGGTCGTGAAGGAACGTGCGCAAGAGGGGCCTCCGTCGTCATTGTGCCGTGTGGCACGCCACGAGAGACACCGTATCGGGCCAGTGTGGGAAAAGGGTCGCGCCACTTCAGCAACAGTTCTGCAACGCCTAGCGTCGACCAGCTGCACGGCGACGGGACGCAGCCTGCTGACGGGCGGCGCCGACCCCGGCGTCCGCATGCTTGGGCAGGAACAGCGCGGTCAGGGCGTGAACCAATGCGTCGATCCGGTCCGGGCTATCCCCCACACCGGTCCAGGCCGTCATCTGATCCTCAAGCGCCTGCAGCCGGTCGGTGCCGTCAGCTGCGTGGCGGACCTTGCCGACCTCGTAGATCGCAGCCACGGACTCGGCGCGGATCCGCTTGGACCTGTGGGCGTGGACCCGGGTGATCGGTGGGGCCAGGGGCGGCTGCCAAGACGGGTGCAGCTTGCGGTATGACGCGATCGCGGTCTGCCAAGAGGTTTGTAGGACGGTCAGGACCATCTCGCCGCCCTGGTTGTCCTCGATGACGATCCCTGTCGCGTTCCAGTCGAACACCGCGTGCCAGACCGCGACGCCCCACTCTGTGGGGGTTCCGCGCAAGGACCTGTCGTCGACCACCCAGGCGGTGCCCTCGGTGTCCATCGCGGTCACCACGATGCCCGTCTCATCACTGGACGTCTTGGACGTGACGGCGGGGTCGACACCGACCAGGACCCGCGCCCACTGGTGCATGGAGTCGCCGGTGCGGCCGCGGAACGCGCTGATCCACGACTCCTGCCACACCGTGCCCTCAGCAGGGGTCGGCCGCTGCTGGTACAGGGCAGCCCACGTCCGGGCGGGTAGGGCGGCCTTGATCTTCTCCCACTGCGCCACGGTGCGCCGGCGCGCGCTGGCCATGAACTCCCCGAGTTGCCGGCCGAGCGGGTCGTCTGCCGGATCCAGGCACTCGGCTTGGGCGGGGATGCTGATGAGCTTCCACCGGTGCGCGTCCTCCTGGCTCAGGAGCCACCCGGCCAGGTCGTCCGGGTGCCACCTGGTCTGGATCAGGACGACAGGGGCGCCAGGGGCGAGACGCGTGGATCCAGTGTCGGTCCACCAGTCAATGACGTTCTGCCGGATTGTGGGGGAGTCCGCATCAGCCCGGTCCTTGATCGGGTCGTCGATGATCAGCAAATCCACCGGGCGGCCGGTCAGTGCGCCACCGATGCCAGCGGTGTACACGCCGCCTTCGTGGCCGTCGAGCTGCCACTCATGCTGTGCGGCGAGATCGTCACGGATTCGCAGGCCGAGAGCTTTGCCGTGCTGGGTGATGGTGTCCCGGACGGCGCGGCCCCAACGCCTGGCGATGTTGGACTCGTAGGAGATGATCGCGATGCGGGTGTCTGGGTTGCGGTGCAGCAGCCACAGCGGGAACCACCTGGAACACCGGAAGCTGTTGTGCGTGGGGATCATCTGCTCGCCCACGAGGTAGAGCCCATCCGTGCTCGCCACGGTGATGCACCGACCAGGGCGCGGCTCGACAGGCTCGACAGACACGATCGAGATGCGGCGGTGCTGCGCTGTTCCCTTGATCTTTCCGGCCTTGCGTGCCAGGCGGGCAGGGACCATCCCGTCACGGGGCGAGTACGTCACGATGTGGACCGGCAGCTTGCCGACGATCCCACTGCTTGACGTGCGAGGAGGAACGACGTGCTCACCGACCCGGTAGCCCAGCGACCTGATGAGTTGGGCCGTCTGCTTGGCTAGCAAAGTGTTCGTGTTGGCGAACAGAACCTGGCCACTGACGGCGATGCTGCCGTCTGAGTCGATGAGTCCGCACAGGACGTCCCATCGGGTCTGGATGTCACCCCAGAGGTAGGCGTGCGGGATGTGCTTGTCGCCGGCGACGCCTGCGGCCTTCAGATCGGCCCAGAGCCCCACGTAGTAGGTCGTGACGCAGCCAGTGGTGGGGTGGACCTGTCGAGATGACACCTTGTAGGGCAGGACGTAGTGGTCGTCCTCGTGATGGGTGACAGCGCCTTTGCTCGTCGAGCCGTCGCCGAGCCAAACCCCGAGCGTGTAGGGGTCCAGGGGGACGTCATCAGAGCGGCGTCCTTCGAGCGGCCCGCGGTCCGGGAGTTGCACGGTGAATCGGCCGTTGGTCTGTTGCAGTCGGCGAGCCGCGAGCGAGCGAGTCTCGACCGTCGTCCACTGACCACGCGCGCGGTCGAAGATGGTCCACTCGTGTGCCGGGTGAACGACCACAGAGCCACCCTCGCTGGTGGTGACCCGCATGCTGGCCTGGCCGTCGTGGCTGATGGCTGTGACCCGGATTGGGCGACCGGTGGGGTGGTAGACCCAGTCGCCGGGCTGTAGGTCGCCGTGTCGCCGGTATCCGTCAGGTGTGGGGACAACCTCGTTGTGATCGACCAGCTTGCCCTCCTGGGGGGGCATGCAGATGATGAGCCGCGCATCAGGAGTGGTCGCAGCTTCGACCAGTGCGGCGTCGATCAGGTCCAGCGCGGGGGTTTGGATGGTGCGGGGGTCGAGCTTGACGGCGAGGTCTCCGGGGGTTGCGTAGGCAGCCCGCCAGTTCGGGTCGAACATGCGGGCTGCGGCTTCGAGGAATCCTGTGCTCAGGGCTACTCCAGCCGGGTCATGACGCGTCCCCAAGGTCCAGACCAGGTTGCGCCAGCCGTGTCCGCAGACTCAGGTCGAGGTACTCGGCGTTGAGGTCGATGCCGACGTACTTGCGGCCGTGGCGGGCTGCTGCGAGGCCCGTAGTGCCCGAGCCGCTGAACGGGTCGAGGACCGTGCCGCCCGGCTTACAACCGGCTTGGATGGCCCGCTCTGCCAGGGTTCGTGGCATGACGGCGAAGTGCGCGTCGGGGAATGGTTGCGTGGGGATTGACCAGACGTCGCCGGGGTTTCTCCCCTTGGCGTCATAGATGTCATCGTGCCGAGTGCCAGTAGGTGAGAGGTTCGCGGACGACGCCTTGCCGTAGGTGGCACCTCTACGCCTACCGACGTCGGGTGACTTGCCACCGAACACCAGACCCTCGGTCAGCGCCTCGGGTCGGATCAGGGTTGCGCGGATGGGGTCGAGGTCGAACCAATATCGCGGTGACTTGGCGAACAGGAACAGGTGCTCATGCTTGGTCGAGAGCCGATCGGTCACGCTCTCAGGCATGGCGTTCGGCTTGGCCCAGATGATGTCGTTGCGGAGCGTCCATCCGTCGTCTTGCAGCGCGAAAACCGTCCTCCATGGCATCCCAAGCAGGCTCTTTGGGGGAAGGTTGGCGCGGCGGCCGACGATGCCCGGTGTCATCCCGGCCTGTCTGCGTCCTTGCAGGGTGCTGGTTACATTGGGATCGGTGTGACCGTTCGACGAGACGTAGGAGTCTCCGAGGTTGAGCCAGAGCGTCCCGTCGTCGGCGAGCACACGACGCACCTGAGCGAACCGCGCTCGCAGGTTCTCCACGTACTCGGCGGGTGAGGCTTCGAGCCCGAGCTGACCGTCGACGCCGTAGTCACGCAGCCCGAAGTAGGGGGGGCTCGTCACGCAGCAGTTGACCGAGGCGTCCGGCAGCGACGTCAGGACCGTCAGTGCGTCACCGTGGTACAGCGTCACGGATTCGTCCGCGTAGTAGGGCTTCACGCTGCTCCTCCTGCGATGGCGCGAAGATGACGGGGCACGATGCTGGCAACCTGGGAGAGCTGCTCAGGGGACAGGTTCAGGTCGTCGAGGATCCGCCGGATCGCCTCAGCGACCAGGGCGCCCTGCTGCTCAGCCAACTGGACGCGGCGTTCCTCGATGCCGGCCCGGATCGCTTCGGAGCAGACTTTGATCAGGCGGTCGCGTTCGCGGGAGTAGAGCTCGTACCAGGCGTTGGGTCCGGCGCGTTGGACGGTGGTGTTACCCCAGTCGTCGCCACCTGTCTTGTTCTTGTGTTCAGTGGTGCCCCAGACCAGAGCATGGCCGCGCTGGATGGTCGCCGGCTCGCCATCTTCGTCGATGACGAGGGTCTGGGAGTCCTGGTCTTCGAGGTCCTGGACCTTGGTCCGCAACCACTGGACGTGCACATACGTCCAGGTCACCTCTTCGAGGAGCGCTTCGGTGGGGGAGATGTTCAGGCCGTCGAAGCGGACCCCGAGGGTCTTGCAGGCGCGGATCTTCGCAGCGTCAGCCTCTTGCTGGGCTATCGCCTTGGCAGCCTTCCTCTTGGCGTCGACAGCTCGTCCGCCGTGGGTGGCGCACACCTTCTGGCCGCGCATCGCGGGTCGGCCGCAGGGCAGGTGGCGGTTGTTGTGTGCGACGCATTTGGGGTGGGTGAGGTCGCATTTGGTGCAGGTGCCGTCGGGGCGGAGTTTCGCGCGGGGTTTCCTGGGCATCAGGGGGTCCTTGGTTGCGTTGGGTACTCGTCCCAGGTGCGCCCGTCGAGGGTGCGCCCGTTGGCCTTCGGTGTCCGGCCGCCCCATTGCTTGAACAGGAACGAGATACCGGCTGCCGCGCTCTGGTCACGGATGTCGCGCACCCACTTGTGCTCCATCGGGCGGGCGTGCGCGCCTGACTCACCGCCTGCGACGATCCAGTCAATCGACGAGCAGTGTCGACAGCGAGAGACGCCATGACCGGCGCACACGGGTTCACCGGACCCGTCGTCGTACTGCGGACCGAAGTCCGGCAGCCAGTGGTTCTGCCCGTCGTCGTTTGAGTGCAGGTCGAGTGGCCCTAGTAGGGGTTCGGCGCTGACCCAACGCACGGCGGCCGGAGTGTCGAGCAGGGCTGGGATGCGCAGGTCAGCGGCGTCCTGGTCCTCGGCGCTGACGCCGAGCCACAGGTTCGGGAGCGGCCACCAGTTGGGGTCGAGAGGCGTCCACCCGCCGCCCACCCAATGCGCGAGAACAGCAGGTGGGAACTCCTCGGACGACAGTAGTGACCGCATCCGCCCATGCCGCTTCGTGAGCAGTTGGAAGGTGTGCTCCGGGCACGCGGCCATGACGGCAAACACGCGGGCTATGAAATCGTCTGGCACGTCCTTGTGGAACAGGTCGGACAGGCTGTTGACGAAGATGCGGCGTGGTTTGCGCCACCGCAAAGGTTGGGTCAGGAAACGGTCAGACCGCAGGTTGACGATATCGAACGTCGTGGGGAACGCCGGTGACGTGCCGGCGAAGCGGTTGACCAGAGTCTCGGCGTAGCAGTGGTCGCAGCCGGCGCTGACCTTGGTGCATCCGACAGTCGGATTCCATGTCGCGTCCGTCCACTCAATCCCACTCTTATCGCTCATCAGTCGTCGCCCCGTTCGAGGAGCGCGTCGTCGGCCCGGTCTTGTTCGCAACCCACGTTGGCGCACCCTTGCTGGTGGCATTCCTCGTGTGCGGGTCCGTCACCACAGTCGGCGACGTCGTCGTGTTTGGTGCAGACGACACCGTCGCAGAGGTGGCAGGACAGCCGGCCGTCACACGGTTCGCCTTCGGGGCAGTGGGTGCCGGGGTCGTCGGCCCATTCGAGGGTGAGTGGCGGTTCCAGAGACAGGTCGTAGAGGCTCATGCCGCTGCGCCTCGACGGATGCCGTTGGTCCAGGTCCCGGCCTGGTTGACGACGGTCCCGCATGTGCAGCGCAGCCAGTCGCAGGCCAGGTTGGTGTCGGGGCAGTGGGGTTTGCCGGTGTCGGCGAGGAGGTGGTGGCAGTCGGGGCAGCGGGGCGGGAACTGACGCTCCGGCTTCGGGGTGGTCATCGCAGGCATCCCTTGCACGTGGGGAGGTCGAGCGCACGGTCGGTCTCGTCCTGGGTGCCAGTGCCGTGCCATGGGGATGCCCAGGACGAGCTCAGTCCACACTCGGCCTCGCTACAGTCGTTTGGGCTCTTCAGTGGGTCCAGGATGTGTGCGACGCGGCCCCGAGGCAGGAAGACGCGGGTGCCATCCAAGGGGGTCATGACGCGACCTGCAGCTCGTGGGTGTAGAAGCCGAGGGCTGCGATGTCATCCCTGACTGTGTCCTCATCCAGCAGGACGGCGACCTCGTACTCGAAGTTGGCGTCACCCACTCGCGCGCACTCGACGACGACGCCGGTCTTGCCGGTCAGTCCGCCGGCTGCTGTGACGACGACGTGGGTCCCTGGAGCAAGGGCGCTCATGCGGCACGCTCGGTCTCGGTGCGCGGGTGGATGAGCAGGAACTTCTTCCCGTTCCCTGGTCGACACTGCAGAACGCCGTAGATCGTGGCTTCCCTGTCGTTCTGGCAGACCTTGACTGCCACGAGTTGCCCTGCGTGCCAGACCTCGACGCAGGTCATGCCGCGTCCTGGTCGAGCACGCGCCGCAGCTCTTCGACGGCGCGAGGCTCGAAGTCGATGCCGACAGTGTTGCCAGTGGCCGCGTCGGTCAGGGACACGTAGAGGATGCCCTTGCCGATGAGGCCCGCGGACGCGGTCTTGGTCACAATCTGGGGGATGCGGTGGTCAGCGGTGGACGTCTTGCGGTGCCGGCCTGCGTAAACGGTCATCTGATGCTCTCTTTCCATGGGCCTCACCTGTCGGGCAGACAGTGGGCGGTGGTCCCAGATGCCTGGGTGCATCTCTGATCATGGCACAAACTGGAGCGTGTGGTAAGCCACACGCCACAACAATGTGGAAAGTACTCGCAGGGACCACTTTTCGCATGGTCAGCTGCGGGCGAACAGGTGGTGCTTCAGGCAGTCGATGCCGAACTGCAGCAGACCCAGATCACGCCACCTCGGGGTGTGGTTCGACGCGTACATCCGCACGTAAGGCGCCCCGTCGATGCCCACGGACTCGACAACGAGGACCCACCCGGTGATCAGGCCCTTCTCCGCCGGTTCGTCAGCGTGGTCCTGCAGGGTTTTGGTGATCGCCGCTTCCAGGGCGCCGGACTGCCCGCTCACTGCGACTCCAACCAGCCCAGCACGTCGAGCGCCAGGTGGGCCGGGGTGCGGTCGTTACTGAACGACGCATCGAAGTCGTACCCGTCCAACCCCAGCTCGGTGACGTGCCCGTTGGCCGGCCCCACGCCCGGGCGGGTGATCTCGATGACCCGACCACCGAGGGCTTTGATCGCGTCGGCCTCGTTGGGCAAGCGCACGTCGGTGATGACCACAGGCCCGGCCGGCAGCTGGCCCAGGATCGCGTTGAGCCATGCGTCGGCGCCCAGGTCGGTGCGAATGACCTGGCCGATGAACTGCAGGTACTCGCGCACGTAGGGCACGGTGCGTTTTGCTTCGTCCCAAGAGGTGTCATCGACGGCTTCGGCGACAGTGGTGTCCAGGTCGTAGGCGACGGCGCGGATCTTGTCGGCGAACGCGACGCGAGTCCAGGCGAACATCAGCTGTGCGAGGGCGTCTTTGCCGGTGCCTGCGTAACCAGCGAGACCCAGGAGGGTGGTCATGGCGTGTCTCCGATCAGAGGAGGGTGAGGGAGTCGCGGACCCAGCCGTACTCGTTGACAGTGAAGATGAGCAGGCCAGGGTCAGAGTCAGACCCGGACCGGTGCCGGTACCAGTCGGAGCCGTTGTCCTGGGTGGGTGCCTGGAACCACCACTTGGACCGGCCGGTGATCGGGTTCATCCCCGACGTCTGGATCCGCAGCGAGTGGAAGTGCCCGGTCAGCAGGATGTCGGCGTGTGCGATGGCCTGCCCGCCGTGGGTTTGGTTGGCCCACCACTGCGGGACCTGCTCGGGCCTGTTCGCCTGGTGTCCGTGCGCGAGGCCGATGATGGTGCCGGCGACGTCGAGCGCCAACGTCTCTTCGTGCTTGTCGGGCCAGAGCACACTGACGTGGCCGAACCGGTCCGGGTTCAGCGCCAACGCTTTGCGGATCTGCTTGAGCGCGAAGATCCCCCAGTCATCCCCAGGCAGACCCAGAGCGCCCTTCCCTGCCCGCCACCGGCAGTGGTTCGACCCGACACCGGCCATGACCACAGAACCGTGGGTCCGGGCCAACGTTTTGACGGCTTCGAGCTCGACGGTAGTGGCCACGTCGATCTGATCCATCAGGGACAGGTCGTTGGTGAACGCCTGGGAGCTGGTGTTTTCGAACCCTTCGACGAGGTCACCGAGGTCGAAGAGGTACGCGGCGTCGTTGCGGTGTTTGCGGGAGTACGCCTCGATGCCTTCGAGGTACCCCTGTTGGCGTTCGATGAGCTGGGCGGTGCCGCCCCGGCTCGCGACTTTGCCGGTTTGTGGGTCGGCCCACAGCACGACGGTCGCTGAGGCCACCTTTTCAGGTCGTTCCGCGGCCGCTTTGGAGGTTTTGCGGGCCGCCCGCGCGCTGAGGAACAACTGCCTCATATCCGGTGTATTCGTGGACGTGAGGCGGCGCACGTTGAGCCGGTAGTAGTGCATCCGCACCACAGTGGAGACCCGCAGCTTGGTGTCGGGGTCGATGACCGCTTGCAGTCCGTCCCAGCCGCGGACGTTGACCGGTTCGATGACCTCCACGTCGGCAGGGTCCATCCCAGCGTCGATCAGCCAGGCATCCCAGGTGGTGGGCCGTTCGGTCAGGGGCCCGGTGGTGACGCTTCCGGTATTGCCGTCCCACTGGTAGCCGGGTTCCCAGCCTTTGGGGTGGACGACCTGGGCGGCCCGTGGGGTGGGCGCCGGGGTCGGGTTGGACGCGGCGATCGCATCAGCCAAGGAGGTGGTCACGGGCAGCGGCACTCTTTGCGGCGGTGCCGGCCGATGCTGTTCTGAGACAGGGCCTCGGTCAGCACGCCTTGTTCGGCGAGGTAGGCGGTGGCCCGGTGTAGCTGGGCGATGGACGCGGTGCCGCGGGAGGCGGCGAGGAGTTCGGCGGCGAGGTCCGGGTTGGTGGTGCGCAACTGGTCGATCAAGGCGGTCACGGCGCAGGGTGTGCCAGGTCTGCGGTCGGCCTGTTCGAGGGCGTCGGCCAGAGACATACTCATGCGGCTACCAGGGTTCCGCGGGCGTTGACGGTGGCCCCGCAGCGGGTGCAGATGGGGTAGTGCCAGGGGCGGTGGGTCCAGTCGTGGCGGCGGGTGATGACACACAGTAGGGCTCGCATCAGTCGTCCTCTTCGGTGTCGGTGTCGGTGTTGGCGAACGCTGTGAACAGGTCCTGGTCAGCCAGTGCCTCAATGCCGTGCTGAGCCAGGCCACGGGCGCGGTAGTCGGGCATGTACCCGTCGCGGAGCAGGACCCCTTCGTCGCTGGTGGTGTCGCCGGCTGAGTCCCAGGTTTGGGCGGACAGGACCACGATGTAGTCGGTGACGATCGCGTCGGGTGCGAAGCCGTAGACGATGGCGGCGGCTTGGACGGCGGCGGTCAGTGCCGTGTCTGCCTGTACCTGCTCGGGTGTCCTCCCCATGGGCTCAGTCTGTGGTTGTGGCGTGTGGGGTGGGTGATGCCACACCGTGGGTCAGCAGCATGGGTGGGTCGTCTGTCCAGGCTCGATCGGGTCCATGACGAGCCCGCACGTGGCGCACCTGGGCTTGCTGGGAACGAGGGTCAGGGTGCGCTTCCGGGTACAGGTGTCCAGGTGGCAGGTGTACGCGTCCTGGTCTTCGATCGGCAGCTGGTGGGCGGGGACCTTCCGAGCCAGGGTCCCGGTCAGCAGGTGGTTGCCGATCGGTGATGGTTCCCGGTCCAGTGGGATGGCGACGCCGTTGGGGGTTTTCGCCCAGCGGATCGGGACCGCGCACTCGCGGCAGACGTTCATCAGTCGTCACCAGTGCAATGCACCATGTAGACGCTCTCGACCGACACGAGTCCCGTTGCGTCAGGGTGTGGGTCGTGCGCAAGTTGACCATCGCGGTTGATGACGACGTGGTGGATGCCGTTGCCGCGTGGGCTCGGTCCCATCGCCAGGACGTACTCACCGGGTTCGGGATCTCGGACGCCAGCCGAGGTCACGCTTAGCCCGCGGTCGTGCAGCCAGAGCAGCATCCGGTTCCACCAGTGCCACTCGTTGACGCTGTCACCGTCGTGGTCGACGTGGTCCTGGACGAAGTGCGGAACGTCGCCTAGTGGCAGTTCCAGGAGTGACGCGAGGGCGGCTTGTAGGCAGTTGCCACGCTGCTCATCGACGGGCGCGTCAGGGTCGTAGAACTGGGTCTGGAGGATGGGCCTCATGGCCGGCGGCCGCCGAGGGCGTCGAGGAAGTCAGCCCAGCCGAGCTCGAGAGACCCGATGAGGGCGACCATGTCGGGTGGGTAGCCGTCGTGCAGTGCTTGGGCGCGGGTCAGGTCGACGCTGAAGCGCAGCTCGTCGGCCCGGTCACGCAGGTATGCGGGCACGTTGCGGACCACGGCCGGGATCTGGGTCACACCCTGGGGGAGTTTCATACCGTGACCAGGGACAGGGTTTCCAGTGCGCGGGCGGTGCGGACGTTGACGGGGATGCCGGTGGCCAGGAACGCCTCATGTGCCAGGAACTCCATGTCGGCCTTCAGCTGGGCTTCGGTCTGGATGATGGACCGGTCGACGTGTTGGAGGAACCGGGTCGCGGCCTGACCTACGAGGACGTTCATAGCGGGCTTACTCCGCCACGTCAGCAAAACAAAAGCCCGTGTGCTTGGAGGGCAGGACACAGGCTGACGCATGGTCCCTCAGGGTGGCGACGTTGATCTCCAGGCGCGGTGGCGCGTCAGCAGGACCGTGCCCGGCCATGTAGGAGTCGACGTCGGCAGCGAGGTTGGCCCAGAGCTGTCGGAGGCTGGTGTCCTCGTCGGTGCGTGACATGTCCAGGAAGTAGTCGCCGAGCTGCGCCAACGTCAGCACGACGACGCCTCGGCGCGCGCTTCGCTGGTGAGGTGCCAGCACGGCGGGTGGCACTGCACGCACTTGTAGGCGCGGACCTCCCTGCGGTTGGGGTTGGTCGAGATCGAGTTGATGACCAGGGCCCGTTCGGCTTCGGGCTGGGTGCTGAACCGCTTCTTACCGCAGGGCATGATGCGTTCGAGGAGGGTTTCGGCCAGGACCAGGTGGGAGTGGGTGGTGAGGTGGGTGAGCATCGCTTCGGGGCCGTGTTGGGTGCGCCGGCAGACCGGGCACCTGATCACAGTGCGCGCCGGTCGTCAGCAGCGTTGAGGCTCTGGTGGACACTGGCGTCCCCCACCACGTCACTGGTCCACGTGCACTTGCCTGTGGTCTGGTTCCACACGATCAGCAGCCCGCCAAGGTGCGGTTGGATGATCTCGTATGCCTGCCAGTCGCCATCCGCGCCCTGGCGCGGTGTGGGGTCATTGGCACCGCTCATGCGCCTGATCGTGTGGTCAGCTTCGTTGATCTGATACACGGAGTTCACCGTGGTCACGGTGCGCACACTTGGCAGTGGCTCCTGCGCGTCCTTAGCCGGCCACGCACGCACGCGGTCGGCGTCGTCCTGGTCTGCTTCGTGGCGCTCTTCTGGGGTGGTCATGCCGGGACCGCGACTGTCTGAAAGGTGAAGCCGACGCGGGTCTTGTCAGTGGCAGCGTCGTAGTCGGCGGTGACGGCGGTGAGCCACTCACCGAGGAGGTTCGGGCCTTTGACTTCTCCCACAATGTGGGTGACATCTCCCGGGTAAGTGGCGAACCGGGTTGCTGCTGGGGACGTGGTCATGAGCGTTGCCATGGGGTGCTCCTGGGCTTGGAGTGGGTGTGTTCTTGGATGGTAGCGGATAAGTGCGCTACGTAGCGCACAATGGACACGACAAAGTTGCGGGTGTCCCGGCGGGCGCACCGGACGAGCTCTCGGGCGTGGTCGGTCCAGGTTGGGATCATTTGGGGCTCCTCAGAATGCGCTCGATGCTGCCGTCGAGCAGATCGATGGGGCGCAACAGGTGAACCTCGACACCGACCGCGGTCAGGTCGGCGATCCAGTCGTGCTGCTTGGTGCTGGTCTTGCCCTTCATGGTCTTGAGTTCGACGAACAGCAGGCGCCGTTGGCGGGCGTGAACGAGGCAGGAGTCAGGGAAACCGCCAGGGCTCCTGCGTGAGTCGTGGGTGTGGTATGAACGCCAGCCGAGGGCGTCGGCGAGTGCGTCGAACTGGTTCTGCAACGCGTTCTCGGTCATGGTCTTGGCCAGCTGCACCTGGTACTCCGCCGTGGTGGTCATGGCGTAGCCCTCTTCGCGAGCTCAGCGACGTACCTGCGTTTGGCAGCGCGCACCACATCGGCGAACGCTTCACGAGTCACAGCATCCATCTCAGCGCCGCCGTGGACGCGGATGATCTCGCCGTCGATCTCGACAGGGCGGCACTTGTCGGCGCTCATCGGTTCGCCAGTTCGAGCAGGACGTCTCCGTGGCACGGCTGGTCGAGCCGGCAGTAGCACATGAGCGTCTTGCCTGCGAGCTCGTCGCGGATCTGGCCTTCCCAGCCGCACTGGGCGACGTAGGCGCGGAACAGCTCGACAGCCAGGGCTTGGGTGATCGTGACCTTGAGGCCGTCTGTGGGGAGCACCGCGTCGCCGACCCTGAAGGGGTTGCCCCAGTCGGATGGGCGGGTGACGTTGATGGCGCCTTCGGGCATCCGCCAGCCTTTGGTGCGCTTGCGCTGGATCCGCTTCGGCGCGCTCATGACGCCTCCCGGATCGGGTACCGCAGCTGCTCGTTGAGGCCGTCGGGTATGTCCCAGTTCCAGAACCCTTGCGCGCCCTTGGCTGGGATCGGCTGAGGCAGTCGGGAGATGGACGTGATGGACCATGCGAACCGGCCCGGGGAGTGGTCGCCCAGGGACCGCTCACGGTCGCTCGGGGCGTGTCCGCCGCTCGTGGTGGAGCGGGTCTGGAACAGGTCACCCACAGCCACCACGGCGCCCATGGGCAGCCGGTACGGCCACGACAGGGACTTGCCTCGCAGCAGCAGCCCCGACTTGTCCCGCTCGACCTGGTAGGGGCCGACCTCGAACCAGTCACCGATCCGACACGGCCACGCCAGCCCGGCATGGATCGCCACAGGTCCGCGGTACTTCGTGTCCCACGAGCGGGTTTCCATCTGCTTGACGCCGAGAGCGAAGAACGTGGCCCAGGGCTGGCGGATCGTCAGGGCCCTCATGACGTCAGCCCGGGCAACGTGTCGCCGCGCACAGCCGAGACCAGGTGCGCGCTGTCCTTGGCGTCTTGGGGGACGCAGTCCTCGCAGTAGGACTCACCCGCCGCGGTGATGGTCCAGTCCGAGTCCTCAGCGTCCGTGATGGCCTGCGACTCATCGCCCCAGGCTGTGATGTCGTAGTCCTCGCTCGGGCACCGGGCGGTGCACCCGTCGCCGTCGCACTCGACCCAGAAGTAGGGCATCGACTTGACGCTCATGACGCGCTCCGGTCGTTGTCGCAAGACGAGCACAGCGGACTGGGGCCCTTCTCGACCCACCAGCAGCCTTCGGGGCAGGCATGGTCGTCAGTGCAGCCACAGCCACGACAGTGACGCTCTTGAGAATGGTTCTCAACTGCCACCTCGAGCTTTCCACCAGGCACCAGCCGGGTACGCAGCTCGGTCTCGACCCACAGCCGCTCTTCCTCGGTGGCCGGCTCACGAGGCAGGACGATCCTGTCCAGCGGGAAGCCGGTGTAGGCGACGAGCCATCGAGTGATGACCCAGACGCGCTCAGGGGTAACTTGAGAATCGTTCTCATTACCAGAGGTCACCGGACAGGTTGACATAATCATGGGTTGCTCACCTTCGCTGGCTTGTAGTCCTTCGCATGGATGGCTGGCCAGGCGTTGACCAGGGCGCGGCCGAAGTCGGTGTTGGATGCGTCGACGGACAGGCCGCAGGGTTCGCAGCCGACGCTGATCCGGTCGCCGTGCTCGTTGACGACGGGTGGCGGGATGGCCAGCATGTGGGCGGCTTGGGTGGCGAGGAGGTTTAGGCGTCGGGCTTGACTGGGACTGACTCTGGGTTTCATGCGCGTTTTCTCCAGTCGGTGGGTGGGTTGGTATCAGCTAGGGCGATACAGCCGGAGCACTTGTCGGGGTCGTGTTCGGGTAGGTCTCCGCAGGGGGCTCCGCGTGTTGGTCGTTTCTCTGGTGAGGTTGTGTTACGTAGTTGAGTACCTGGGGGAGAGGGAGTAGGAGAGGGAGTAGGAGTGAGGGGGGGATCGACCGATGGGTTTGTGGAACCCTTTTGTTGATCTGTTCCCGAAGGGTTAGGCGAAGGGTTACCGGAAGGGTTTGACGATGGTTCGGTGTGACCCCAGTCGGAGGGGAAACCGGCCATGTTCGGAGGTAGTACCTCAAGGGCTTGGTCGGGGGTCATGGCCCGCTTCTTCAGGAGCCCTCTGACGTCGGGTCGGGCGGCCCAGGCCTTCAGCGTCGGCTCCTCCTTGTAGAGCCTCTTCAGCTCGTGGACGATGACCGCCTGGAGGGTTCTCGACGCGATCGCGCCGTAGGCCTTGACCATCGCGGCGGCCACGTTGGGTTGTTCCATCAGGCCGTCGTTGCGGATGAACGATCGGACCAGCACTTCCTCGGTGTCACGGTCGATGACGATGTAGTGGTTCTGCTCCAGCTCGACCGCTGCGGACTCGACGCGGTCCGGTGAGACGTCGACAGCCATGGGTGCGATGCGTGCCGGCCGCCAGTCCGCAACACCGGCGTAGGACAGCCCTGAGGACGTCATCAGCAGCATGTACAACCACTGTGACTCGCCTGGTAGGTCCCGGAAGTCCTCGTCGGCCCACATGGCAAGTTTGATTCGGGCGTGGGTGCGGGCCATCAGGCTGTCTCCTCATTGGTGTCGTCGGTGCCAGCTGGGTGGCGTTGGTGGTACCAGCGGGTGTCGCGTTCTGCCTCGGTCATGCCAGCCCAGAACCCGTCGCTCTCGGTCGCTGACGCTTCCTCACAACGGCGGAGCACCTCGCAGGTCCCGCACATGGCTCGGGCGGCCTGGAGGGCTTTGGCGCGCAACGTGACCCTCCTGACGGATGCCAGGACAGGCAGAGCTGCAGCGGTGTCGTACAGCTCGTACTGGCCCGCGCACGCAGCGTCAGCGGTCCATGCTGACTTCCCGTCGAGCAGGGACCTCAGGTTGGGTGTCATGCCGCTTGTGCCCGGTCACGGGTGGTGGTGTTGCGTGCCAGGCGGGCAAGGATGTCGCGTCGGTTCTTGCGTTCACAGGCGTGCTCGATGGCCGACTTGGTGACGCCCAGGCGTTCAGCGAGCTGGTCGAGGGTGTAGGGCGTGATGCCCAGGAGGAACTCGACGTCGTCCAGGTCGAACCTTTGGCTGCTGGTCCACCCTGAACTGCCACCGGTGTCAGGGGTTTCGGTGGGGTCATCGATGTTGTCCCAACCCATGGGTGGCACCCACCCGGCGAGGGTTGCCCTGCGTTTGGCTTCCGTCGACGTGCCAAACTGGCCAGACAGCTGCTCGTACAGGTCGGCGATCTGGTGGTGGCGCGCCGCGGTGATGTTCGTGGTGGCGCCGCGGCGGATCGCAGCCAACGTCACGAACGAGATCCCCGACGCGGCCTGGAGGCGGCTGGTGTCGAAGCCGTGGCACGCCAGGGCCTGCAGGCGCCGGCGTGCCACCAGTGCGTCGCAGTGGCCCGCGGTGCCGGTCCTGATGTCAGCGGCCATGATCCGCCCGGTAACGGTCGCCCCAAGCTTGCGCACGTGCCCGGCGTTGCGCTCCGACAGGGCGGACTCAATGTTGCGCATCTGCAGTCCGCAGGCGGTCGCGATCCACGCCGCCGAGTACCCCGCACCCATCCACGCGTCGATCCGCTCCCACGCCAGGGCCGGGTCAGGGCGTGGTAGGCGCCCGGTGCGGCGCAGCTTGGCCATCCGGCGACGCTGGACTTTGCACGGTGGGCAGTGGCATGTTGGCCACCTGGACAGGTCTCGTTTGATGCAAACCTGATCGGTCATGCCGCGTTCTCCTGCACGGTCTTGTTGCGGATCATCCTGGCGAGCAGGTCGCGCCGGTCGGTCCGGGCTAGGCGGTGCTCGATGGTGTCCCGGGTGACGTGCAGGCGGTCGGCCAGCTGGTCGATGGTGAGCGGGTCGTTGTCGAGGATGAAGTCGATGTCCTCAAGCTCGAACTTCATCGGCCTGCCATTGAGAAGCGAGACCTGGCCAAGATCAGGCGTCGCCTCAGGGTTGTCGAGGGTGTCTTCATCCCATGCCATCGGGACAACCCAGCCAGCCAGTGCGGCGTACCGGATGCTGCGCGTGTAGGCGATCTTGTCGCGCCACTCGGCCCGTGGTGGCGCCGTGTTCCACAGCTGGTCGTACAGGTCCGCGACGGCCTTGGCGCGTGCCGTGGTGACGCCGGTTCGGCCTTGTGCGAGGGCGGTGAAGTTGGACCGGCCGATGCCGAGGCGGGCGGCGATTTTCGACTGTGACCAGCCGACCGCGACGAGGGCCTGTATCCGGCGTGTGGTGCCGATCGAAGAGATCTTGGCGCCGTCTGCGAGGTCGAGCCTGATGGCGAGGATCCTGGCATGGGCTGACTTGGTGATTCGCACCGACGGGATCCGGGATCCATCCTTGTGGCGTTTGCCGTAGATGAGCTTCCACAGCAAGCCTTGGGAGATGTCGGAGACAGCGACGATGCGCTTCAGCCCCATCCCTTGCGCTGCCAGGGCGGTGATGTGCTCACGTGCCGGCGTCGCGTCGACGAGGTTGTCCCACCGGCCGTAGGCCTTGGCTCGGGATGTGGTGCGTTCCCACCTGGAGCGCTCGGTGCTGCACGGCGTGCAGTGGCATCTGTCCAGGACGTAGCAGGCGTAGGTGCCGTGGACGTGAGTGACCTGCTTGTGGTGGCACGGTTTGGGGGTGTGGTCGACCCGGGCGGCGATCGCGCGGCCGTTCGCGGCCTTTGCGTCCTTGGTGATCTGCCGGGCACATGAGTGCTGCCGGAACGAGTAGGCGACACGGGCGGGCGTGGTGGGTGAGCCTTGCCATCCGCAGTCGCAGATCGGCACATGTTTGGTACTCATCGGCCGGCGTCCGCGTGGCGTTGGCCGACCTCAGCGAGAGTGTCGAACAGGGTGTCCTCGTCGAAGACGATGGGGCCGCTGCTGGTCTTGGCGAGGTACTCGATGTCGCGCATGAGGTCGTCCGCCTCGATGATCTGGGAGCCGTCGAGATGGTGGACGAGCGAGGCTAGGCAATCTTTCTCGCGGGGCGTCATGCCGCACCGGCCTTGGTGACGACAGTGAGTCGTTCGGGGGCTGCGCTGGCGCTGGTGTACCCGACGAGCGGGTGCAGCGTGACGTATGCCTTGCCGGTAATGGACTTGAACTGCGCGAACCCTGTGACGGTGTACTCGGTCTTGCCTTTGCCGATGCGAACGACGTCGCCGACCACGAGGGTCATGACGCGGCCTTGGAGACGAGGCGCATCTTGTGTCCCTTGCTCGGGCCATGGTCGGGGCAGTAGGTGTGTTGAGACCTGCCGTTCCATTTCGTCCAGCCAAGCGACTCCGCTTCGGCCCAGTACTCGCGAAGGCCGTACCAGAACGGCAGTTCAGGGCCCTCGACGGTGGCAGGGCATCCGGGCTTGTCGCAGCGGTAGCCGCTGACGTACCGGCGATCCAGGTACGTCATGAGCACGCCTCGCAGATGTAGTCGCCGTCGTCGGTGCGGGCGATCATGTCGCCTTGGTCCATGGCGTTGCCGCACCCGTCGCACTCGGAGTCGAACCGGGCCGGGAAGCGCGCCGTGATGACGTACTCAGGTACTGGTGGCTTGGGTGCGTGGTTTCGGCAGGCGCACTGGTCGACGGGCAGGTCGGAGAGTTCGCAGCGGACGCTCACGACGCGTCGCCCATGAGCTCGAGCTCGGCGGGGGACCACTCGTACCCGAAGACCGTGCCCAGGGTGTGCCGCCAACCTTTGGTGTGGGTCTGACGCCACGCGGACGCGGACCGGGCCAGGTCCATGTCGCGTTGCAGGCCGCCGATGACATCCAGGGCGATCACAGCCTGGGGCAGGGTCATGCCGCGGATCCGCCGCTCGTAACCGGCACCGAGGACCTTGGTCATGATGGCCGGGTCGTAAAACATCGCCTGGGTTGCCTGGTGCACGCGTGCCCGAGCGATGGTCAACGCGATGTCGGGGTCGCCTTCGGTGATGACCTCGGCGAGGTGCTGGTGGCGGCAGCGGGCTGCGGTGTCGAGGGTGCGGAGCAGGGTCGCGCGGGCGGTGCGGCCTTCGGGGATCTGGTTGACCTGCTCGGGGGTGGCCTCGGTCGGTGCGCTCTTGGTGACGGCTGGTTCCGCTGGGGGAGGGTTGTCGGCGGCTTCCTTGGCCCGGGCGATGTCACCCTTGGCCTGGTTGAGCTTCCAGGACCAGTCGCGGGTCCCGACCGCTTTGGCGAGCTCTTCGACGACTCCCAGGTCTGTGAACGCTGCTAGCTCCAGGGCGTCAGTGATGGTCAACTGGCCGTGGTCGACACCGGTGCGGGCCTGCTCAGGCAGGTGCGCGATGGACAGCCGGCCTTCGACGTAGGTGCGGGTCCGGCCGAGCTTCTTCGCGATCAGGGTCGGGGTGTAGTTCGGGAACTCCATGAGCGCCTGGTACCCGTCGGCCTCTTCGGTGACGGTCAGGTCCTTGCGGTGCCCGTTCTCGATGAGCATCGTCTCGAGCTGCTTCTCGGGGGTGTCCAGGTCATGGCGGATGATGCACGGCACGGTGTCGAGTCCGGCGTCGACGGCTCCGGCGAGGCGGCGGTGTCCGGCGATGAGCGTGTACCGGTACGAGGCCTTCAGGGGTGCGGCGACGACCAGGGGTTCGATGATCCCGGCCTCTTTGATGGACGCGGCGAGCTCTTCCATCTTGGCTGCGGTGCCGAGGTCGTGGCGGGCGTTGCGGGGGTGGGGTGCGATGGACGCAACGGCGATCTCGAGGAACGTGGTTTTGTGCACGGCGGTCTTGGGCATGGCAGGCTCCGGGTGGGTCAGTTGTTGGGGGTCTTGTAGGTCGCTGCGGAGGTGAGGGCTGCGTAGATCACGGCCACGGTCAGGGCCAGGATGTAGAGGCCGGTCATGCGACGTGGCTGTTCTGCAACGAGCGCAGGTCTGCGGCCTTCTTGATCATCAGGAGTCCGAGGGCTTCGGCGGTGTCAGCGTCCATCCAGGTGGTGAACTGCTCCTCGACCGCGTCGGCGGCGTCGTCGAGGGCGTTCTCCAGCAGGGTCAGGTCGGCGCAGGACCCAGCGCGGGGGGAGACCCTGTCATGGTTGGCGGCGAGCATGGCGTCCGCGGTCTCCCACACGTGGAAGGGGTCGATGAGCTCGGCGAGGTCGATGGTGTCTGGGACGAGTCCGAGGCCTGCGTTGACGTCGATGAGGATCTTCATGCTGTCTCCGATGTGAGGGTGGTGCGGTTGCTGGGGTGGGCCGCCCGTGACTTGGCGATGCGGGCGGCGGTGGCGCAGTTCAGGAGCTCGTTGCCGAGGTTCTGTGCCTGGTCGGCGTCGAGGAACTCCTGTGCTCCTTGGTTGGGCAGGTGCAGGGTGATGCCGTCGATGCCGACGGACAGGCGGATCATGCGGACGCGGCGAGCCGGTCGAGGGCGACCAGGCGCCACACGCGCTGAGGCTTGCCACCGTTCCCAGCCCAAGTGGTGCACTCGGTCCACCCGGCGACCTGCAGGGCGCCCTTGACTGCCAGGGATCGGATGACCGCACCGATGACCATGGGCGTCACGGTCAGCGCCCCGGTCTTCGGGTTGATCAGTCGGGCCCGCAGGCTGTTCGGGTTGACCCGGCCAAGGTGACTGTGGGCTTCGGCGACGATCGCGGCCACGATGACCTCACGGTCGCGGGCGTGGCATGGGTCGCCCGCGATCAGGGCCAGCAGGTCGGCGGTATCGGAGTCGATACCTGAGGCGGGGACCCCAGTCAGGACCCGGTCGGTCACGACTTCCCCGCAACCCACGCGTCGTCATCGGCGGACGGCATGTAGGACTCTTCGCCACCGACCGGAGAGGGCTCAACAACCTCACCAGTGGCCGTGTTCACGGGCCCCTGGTCGGTCTCCTCGATGACCTCACCGACGATCTCGTAGCTCGACACGTGGTTGATGTCCGAGGTCGGAGAGATGTCCAGACGGACCGTGTTGTCAGCGGCGATCGCCGTGGCCAGCTCAGTGCTCTTGGGCATCCACTTGGCCAGCTGGCGGACGCACGTCTTGTGCGCCATGCCCTCGAAGTGGTCCTTCCACGGACCGAACACCACGCCTGCCTTGGTCCTGGCTGTGGCGTGCAGCTTGGAGTAGGCCACCATCTCGTCATGGGTCATCCAGATGAACGCATGCCCGCCCGTGGTGAACTTCACGATCGCGTAGTACCCCATCGGGTCGCCACGCTCACCAGTCATCGCCGGGCGGTGGACCAGGGAGTCCGCCAGGCCGTAGTCGATGTCGAGGTGGTCGTTCGTGTAGACCGTGCGGGCGATCAGGGATGAGATGCGACCGGAGCGGTGCGCGAGCTCGATCAGCCCCTGGTAGCCGATGACCAGCTGCGCCTGGAACCCGCCACGGCCGTCGTTTGCCTTGGACGACCAGAACGGCAGGAGCCACGCGTGACCCAGGACGCCGGGACGGAGGCCCAGCTGGGCGCAGGTCATCAGCGACCCCAGGACTGACAGCCGGTCACACTGGGCCAGCTTCGGGGTCATCCGCAGTGCGGTGATCGCGTCACGGATCAGCTGGACGGCCTCGCCACCCTTGGGCATGGCCATCTCGAACTGCTTCTGCATACCGGTGATGTCCTGCTCGAGGGTGGTGCCCCCGGGCTGGCGTTGGGCGACGGCGTTCTTGGTGACGCGTTCGGTCAGGTTGGTTCCCATGTCAGACTTCCTTCGGTATGGCTGAGAGACGCAGGACGCGGGCGCGGTACTGCGCGTAGAGCTCCGGGTACTCGGTCTTGACCCGGTCGAGGTCGAACACCGGTTTGGTCGACAGGGCGTCGGCCAGGTCGGGGTGGTCGGAGGCGAACCGTTTGAGCGAGAACGTGCCGTTCGCTTTGGCGGTGGCATAGAGGAGGCCGCCAGCGACCAGGGCTTCCCCAGATCCGAGGAGCTCACGCAGCTGGGCCTCGAGGAGGTCTTCGGCTTCTTGGGCTTCCTTGGTGGTGGCCTTCGCGGCTTTGATCGCGACATACAGGGGTGCGATGACCTCCGGGTCGCCGACGGTGAGGTCGGTCTCGACGGTCAGCCAGTGGGCTTTGATCGCAGGCAGTGCGGGCGCGTCGACTGGGGGAGCGGTGTTGCCCAGGACGTACTTGTCCCAGAACTCCTGCTCCATCTCGGTCAGCAGCGCGATGAACTTCTCGTCGCGTTCGACCCGGCGGATCTGGAAGTCATTCCCGTCGATCAGAGCCACGACGTGGGCGTGCGAGCGGCCCGTCACAGCGAGGCCGTGCTGGACCTGCACTTCGGCATGGTCGGCGATCTGCTCGTTGTCCCAGTCGTCGGCCATCCGCCAGTTGGTGCACTTGGACTCGAAGATCCCGCCGTCGCCGACGTTGCCGTCCAACGAGACCTGCATGAACGGGTGCGACTTGGAGCGCATCAGACCGGCGCGGTGCACGACCAGGCCGGTGTCCTCGACGAACGCCTGACGCAGCGACGGCTCGAGCAGGGTGCCCCAGCGCATCGCGGACGTCTGGTGCTTCTCGGGCAGCTGGCCGGTCTTGTCCAGCCACAGCTCGTAGCGGGACGAGAACCGGTTGACGCCGGCAATGGTCGACGCGTCGGACCCACCGATGCCTTTGCGGCGTTCGGCAAGCCAACGCTCACGGGGTGCATCGCAGGGCAACACCTGGATGGCGTTCGGGTTGGCCCAGGGGTTGGCCGGTGTGGCGGCTGGGGTGCTCATGCCGATACCGGGAGGTTGTGGAGGATCTCGGTCCGGATGCAGTCCTCGATGTACTGGAGGCGGTCCGCGGCGTTGGTGGCCTTGGTCCAGGCAGTGTGGACGGCCACGGCTGCGCCGTCGAGGGTGGTGTGGCGGCCGAGGTTCATGCCGTCTTTGTCGGTGGCGGTGAAGCCGATGACGTAGTCGCCGAACACGGCGCCGATGAAGGCCCCGTCGAAGCGGAGGATGTAGCGACCTGCGACGACGCGGCGGATCTGAACGCCGGTGTCGGTCGTCGAGTGGAGGTGCATGTGGGAACCTTTCTGTGTGTTACGGGCCCCGGTCCGGCTGCTGTGTAGGCGGGCCGGGTCGGGGTCCGGTTTGGTGCTGGGGGTTAAGCGGCTGCGCGGTCGGCGAGGTATGCGTCGATCGCGGCACGTGTGACGCGGCGGGTCCTGCGGATCTTGATCGCAGGTAGCTCGCCGGCCTTGACGAGCGCGTATGCCGTGGATCTGCCGACGCCCAGGAGCAGGCCGGCGGCGGCGATGGTCATGGTCAGTGGCTCTGGGGGTGAGGCGGTCATGCGGCTGTGGTCTCCTTGGTGCGGATATCTGCGTTACGTAGCGCACTTGCGACACGACGAAGCAGTGCCCGTGGGTCGATGTTCAGGACGATGGAGATGGCTAGGAGGGTTCTCTCCGAGGGTTGCCGGCGGCCGCTGACGATGTCGGACACCATCTGCTTGGACAGGTTGGCTTCGGAGGCGATGTCGACCTGGCGTTTGCCGGCCCGGATCATTGCCTGACGCAGGATCAGCGGGTCGACCTGGAACGCGACCCGGCCGAAGTCGGTGTGTACCCACAGGATCTGACGCGTCGACAGTTGGTGGCGCGTCGCGTTGAGGGTGGTCACCGTTTGCCCTCGAGTGTCTTCTCGACGGCGGCTTTGAGTGCCTCGACGGTGTCGTGGGGCTTGTGGATGCACTCGGTGACAGCGTCGATCAGAGCCAGGCGGGTTCGGCGTTCGCGTTCGGCGCGCTGGTTGGCGGCCTTCAGCTCTTCCTTGCCGTAGGTGCTCATGCTGACACCTCATGAGCAACCTCATCGGCGTAGAAGCCGTTGTGGTTCTTGGTGCTGCGGTGCCACTCGCGCACGATCTGGTCGGCGGGCAGGGTGGTAAGGCGGGCGTGCGGCAGGTGGATCTCGACGTGCTCACCACAGGTGCTGCAGATGCCGTGGTCGACTGTGGGGGGCTGGCCCAAGTAGTCGGGGTCGTCCTCGATGTGGATCGGGAGGCCAGCGTGCCACGGCGGGAGAGGGCAGGGCTTCCCGTCGATGAGAAGGCCGCACGAGGTCATGACGTTCGGGCCGGTGATCGGGGTGCTCATATCGGTCTACCTTTCAGTTGCGCCGGGAACGTGGTCTTGTTCCTTGGGCTTCGGCGCCATATCCGAACTGTAGCGGATAAATGCGTACCGTAGCGGATTATTTACAAAGTTTCTTTCAGGGTCCCGAAAATGGGGGTTGACCTGCGAAAACACACGCCTGTAAGACCCTCGTGCCTAACGTAAATCGGAGCAAACTGCGCTGCGTTGCGGACTTGTTCGCAACGAACCCGCCACGCGATGCACCCTTGAGTTGGCACTATGGTCGTTATGACTGACATACCTCGCCCACCAGAGCAGCCCGCCTGGGCCAAGCTCCTCCAGGAGCAGCGCCTTCAGCGCGGGTACTCAGCGCGCAAAGCCGCACTGCTCGCCGGACTCTCCGACTCCTTCTGGGGGATGGCCGAACGCGGCTACAAGCCAGTGCGAGGCAAACCTTCGCGGCCGATGCTGCCCAGCCGTCGGACCCTCATCCAGATGACCGAAGCGTTGCGGCTCTCACCCGCATCGACGAACGCAATCCTGACCGCGGCCGGCTACAAGGCCGTCCCTGCCATCGATGAGCAGCCTGACCCACGAGCCGAGGTCGACCTACGCGGTTTGAACCAGTCCGACATAGTCCTTTTGAATGCTATTTCACGGCATCTGCGTGACAACAGGCATTCTGGTAGTGCACACTCCGTTCATCCACGGCTTGCCTCAAACGGGGACGAGGTGGATCGATGACCACGCAGGGGGCCACCTTCCATGAATTCATCCGCAGCCCAAACCGCACCCGCTCTGACCGTGGTCGCAGGGACGTCGGTGGGGCTCATACCGTGGGTGAGGCTACTTCAGGCTGCGGTGTTCTGCTCCAACGTCCACGATCTGGCCGATGCGCTCGAGGTCAGCAGGGACACTGTCCTGGAGTCCATCGAGGCCCTGACACTGGTGGAGACCGACACGTTGGGCGAAGTGTTCCGGCTGCGCGAGCTCGCCTCAGCCTGATCGTCGCCGGGGTGGCTCTGGCCGTTCCGCTGACCATCAAGGCTGGAGGGTAGCGATGGCTGCACGCAAGCAGCTGCGCCGCTCCAACGGTGAAGGGACCGTCTTCCAGCGCGCCTCCGACTCCCGGTGGATCGCCCGGGTCACCTACGTCGACGAAGCCACCGGCCGGCAACGCCACAAGGAACAGTCGGCCCGGACCGAAGGTGAGGCCCACGACAAGCTCACCACGCTCAAGTCTGACCTGCGCTCGACCGGTGGCCTGCCGGAAGGGCGAACCCCGACGGTGGGGGAGTGGCTGACGCACTGGCTGGCCACGTCAGCGAAGAGCCGTACCAGCGAGAACACCTATGACGCGTACCGGTCGATCACTACTCACCACCTGATCCCGCTCCTGGGCAGGCGCAAGCTCGACACGTCCCTGCGGGCCCATCACGTCGAGTCCGCCTACGCGATCATGGCTGCCGGGCGGCCGTGCGGTCGCGCTGACTGCCCCCAGGCCGACGGCAAGCACTGCCCGAAGTGCCGGCCGCCGCTCGCGCCGAGCTCGGTCCTGAAGGCGCACCGGATCCTGTGCCGGGCACTGAGGGTCGCAGCCCGGGACTACGCCACCCTGGACCCGAATGTGGTCGACGCACCATCGGTGCGCAAGGCTCGCGGTGATTCCTACACCATGGTGGAGGTCACCAAGATCGTGGCCGAGCTGGCCACACGTCGCAACGGGGTGCGGTGGCTGATCGCCCTAGTGCTGGGCATGCGCCAAGGTGAGTGTCTGGGCCTGTGGTGGTCCGACATCGACCTGGTCACTGGGGTCGTCACGGTCCAGGCCAGGAACCATCGGCGCAAGGGTGGCGGGGTGGTCCGGCGCCCGGTCAAGAACGACGACTCGATCCGTGACATCGCCCTGCCGGACGAGCTCGTGGCCGCGCTGAAGGAACACCGCAAAGCACAGATCACCGAACGCCTCGCAGCCGGACCGAAGTGGGTCGACGACGGCGGGTGGGTGTTCACCAACGAGCTCGGCCTTGGCATGCGACCGGAGGCGGACCTGAAGGACTGGTACGCCATGTGCGAGGCGGCCGGGGTGCGCCGGGGACGGCAGCACTCAGGGACCAGGCATACCGTGGCGACGCTGCTGCTCGAGGCGGAGATCAACCCGAGGATCGTCATGGAGCTCCTCGGCCACTCGCAGATCGCGGTCACGTTGAACACCTACTCCCACGTCAAGGCCAACGTCGTCCGCTCGGCCGTCGACGGGCTCGCGGCGTCGGTGTTTGGGTCGGCCAAGGCCACGAAATGACACTAGTTTCTGCACTATCGCGGGTACACGAGAGCGGACCTGTGCGCACCGTCACGGATTGTGTTTGTGCTCAATAACTGAATAACCGCAGGTCAGAGTCCGCTACGAAAGTCGTTTCGATTCACTCGTAATGAATAGGTCATCGGTTCGATTCCGATAGGCGGCTCCACGGAAAAGGCTCCTGACCAGCGGAAACGCCAATCAGGAGCTTTTCTTGTTCACCATCGGAGGACCCAATGCCACCAACGACACCACTAGTTGACGACGACAACCCCGAAGTGACTGTCGCCGACCTGGTCATAGCCGCCTTGGCACGCAAGGACATGTCGATGCGAGACGCAGCTGAGCGCACCGGGGGCCGGGTGTCGCACTCGCAGATCGCGCGCATCTGCCGGGGCGAGACCACGACGATCCAACCCCAGACCTTGCAGGCGTTGTCCGATGCGCTGCGTATCCCCATCAGGCGACTCAGGGAGGCCAACGGGTGGGCGCCGGCCACGGGCCGACCGTTCGTTCTGCCGGAGCGGGCCGACGAGCTGAGCGTGGCTGAGCGTCGGGTGATCGTGAACATGATCGGGGCACTCCTAGCCGCCCGCGACCGGCAACGCAAGTGATTCCCGGTCGACCTGCACACCAGGTCATCGAGTCCGCCGCGCAGGCAGACCGGGCGCGCAGCGAAGGTCTGGCCGATGAGCACCTGGTGACGTTGATGCTGGCCCGTCGCGCGCTGGCCGGTCAGGGTGCGATGCCGCCCCGGGCGGACCTGGTCGCCGCGGTTCTGGACCCGTCAGCGGGCGCCTACGACCAGGTCCTCGTGGCACGCATCAAAGCGCACCTACGGCGCCGCTAAAGATTCAGCAGGTGGCCGAACAGGAGCAGGGCCAACCCCGCGCCGAGCAGCTGGAGGCTGCGGGTCAGGATTGGGTCCATGTCAGGGTCCGGGCCGTGGTGGGACGTGGACGCGGACGTGGACGCGGGGAGGGTGTGGCAGGCCGGCGACACAGTAGGGGCACCGGTGGTCGGGCGCGGGCTTGTGCGTCGGGGCGGGCATGGCTACCCCTCGGTGACGGACGCGGGCTGCGTCGCCAAGAACGGCAGGAACCGGGCCAAGAACTTGTCCACGACAGGCAGGGCCATGACGCGGGTGACACCAGCTGCGACGGCGAGGCCGGTTGCGGCCCACCCTGTTGCGGCGGCGGCGTCCTGATGCACGGCAGCCTCATAGACCGGCGCGGCCACGGCAGCAGCAGCGACGATGCCCTGGAAGACGGTGCGGATGGTGGTGCGCCACGGGCGGACAACCTGGGTGGGTACGGTCATGACGGTCTCCTAAAACTTGTTGAGGTTGGCAGTGACAGCGTTGGCCCACGCGCGGGCCGTGATGGGACCCCAGTCGCCGTCCTGAGCGACACCCATGGCCATCTGGAGCCGCTTGATGGTGGCGATCCTCGCGGCCTCGCTCTGGGTGCCCCAGATCCCGTCGACCTTCGTGTCGACCCAGCCTTGGAGGGCTCGGACGTTGCTCAGGTCGCGGCGGATGACAGCGTTCGCGGCGGTCTGGGTGCCGTTGCCCCACTTGCCGTCAGCGGTCACGTGGATGGCGCGCTGGATGGCGATGGTCAGGGCGATGTTACGGGCAGGCTTGCGAGTCAGGACGGCCTTGATGACAGCGATGATGGGACGCACCCATCCGCCGCGGGACACAGTCACCGGGTCGACATGGACAGGCGTGTTCGTCCACATAGGGAACGGGTGCAGGACCACGTTCTCGTCCGTGCCCGACAGCGGGTGCGCGACGGTCGCATGGAGCCGCTGGTACAAGTGAGCGGAGGTGGAGACGCGGCCGGCGGACCACGCACACGCCTGCCACTTCCAGGGCGCGACGACCCCGTCAACGACACGGATGCCGCCGTACACGCCAACCGGGCGATGTGCTTTCGAGGTGACGCCTGCGAAGTACGGAGCGACAGCGGCAGGAGCGGCGTCGTAGTCCACCGCATAGAACAGGACGGCGGTGAGAGGGTAGCCGAGCGCTGTTGCCTGAGCCTCCGCGGCAACGACATCAGCAGCACCGGCAGCGAATCCCGCACCAGCTCGTGACGCGGTGGTCTCCCACACGAGGCCGATGGACAGCCCTGCCGCGAGCAGGCCGGTGGCCTCAGCCTTGGACAGGTTCTTGGTGGAGTCGTGAGACAGGTAGCGCATGACGCCGGAGTAGCCTGCGGCCTTGATGGCAGCGGGGCTTGGCTTGGCCCATGCGTAGTCGAGCAGGAGGGTCACGGCAGCGTCTCGATGCGATCGAGCTCGACGTCGGGGTTGGCGCGTTGCGCGCCCTCGAGCGCACCCGCCCGGGTCGTGTAGCCCTCGCCTGCGCTGATGACCTCACCGTTGGCGGCGACCCTGTGCCAACGGAACTCGCCAGCGGAGTCGACGCGGATCTCGATACGGTCGTTCTGTGCGGTCATGTCAGGCTCCTTATCGGACGATGTAGTACAGGGCGCCCAGGAAGGCCGCTATGCCCGCGGCTCCGGCGTACAGATTGCCCTTGGTCAACTCGGCGCCCTTGTGTGCGGACACGTAGTCCACCAGGGGTTGCAGCGATGTCTTCAACTCTCCGATGGCCTGTGACACACCGGCGTTGGTGGCGTAGATGCCGGACTCGCTCAACGTCTTGTCGCGGAGCGCGTCGTTCTGTAGCTCTTTGAGGGACTGTGACTCGCGCGCGAGCTGGAGCGCTGCAAGGTCGGCGGTCTCCTTGATCTTCAGCGCCTTCTCTTTTTCGATGTTGACCTCGCTATAGCGGCGGTCGCGTTCGTTCTCGAATCGGATGTCGGCCTGCCGTAGTGCCTCGATGTGGTGGGCGTAGGTATCTGTCGTCCAACCGTGCGGGTTTGTATTCTTCGGCACTGTCAGCCCCTCATCGTGTGTCGTGGGGCGTGCTACACGCCACACCGTCACGCTAAGGCCGGGCGGTGCTGATCACTTCGGGGCACGCCGTGGGTCAGCGGTAGCCGCGTTGGCGGATCGACCTCTGCACGGAGGTGCCGCCGCGGGCGCGGACCACGGAGCGGCCGAGGCCGTCGTCGCGCTGGACCTGACGCAGAGGGGCAGCGCTGCTGATGAGCGTCAGACGTAGTTGTGACACCTTGAACACGGTGGCGGGCGAAGCCTGGTGGACGGAGACGTACATCAGGCCAGTGACGAGCGCCGCGAGCATGTCGGAGATGGGGGCACCGTAGGCGGGGTCGAACAGGTAGGTGTCGGCGTAGGTGTTCCAGCCGACGTGGTCGACGTCGGGGTAGGGGCCACCGTTCCACGACCAAGGGACCGCTGGGGCGTCGCTTGTCATAAACCATTGGGGGCCGTGGTACGTGGCGTCAATGGTTTCGAAGTACATCTGGAAGTCCAGACGCGCACCCACGATCCCAGCGGGCGCCACGTATGCCGGGATGAAGTAACCGACGTAACGGTCCAGCCCTGCGACGGTCGAGTCAACTTCCCCATACGACGTGTCGGTGTCCGCGGTGTCGATGTACGGGTACGCCCCAGCCCACGTCAGCCCCGGCCCCGTTTCAGGGTAGTAGCCGAACCGGAGGAATTGAGGCGTCCCCATCGGGACGACATACTCGGTCACTGGATCGGTGCCGGGTAGATCCGCCCCGAGATGAACGTGGAGGTGGGGGACCACTCAGCGACCCACACCCACGGCGGTTTCTGGCTGATGTAGGACAGGCCACCGGTGTCGATGAGCTGACCGGTGAGGGTGCCAGTGCCCTCCTGCCCGCGGCCGTACCCCGCAGCGGAGCCTGGGCCGCCGAACGCTTCGATGAAGCCGAGGTCGTCCAAGGCGATCCCTTTGGCTTCGGTGCGGGCGAACGGGTTGGTGCCCGACAACGGGTCACCGACGAGGCTGACCAGGTGTGCTGGGGTGATCGGGGCACCGAACAGGGCCAGGGCGAACTTCGCCGCCGGTGAGGCCGTCTTGATGTCGAGCTTGGCGATCTGTCCCATCTGGGAGACCGGGATGCGGATGACGGTCCACAGCCCGCCGTACAGGGCGTGGCGGGGGATCCTGCCGCCATCGGACTCGCCGTCGAACTGGACGGCGATGTCCTGGTCCATGCGACTGCGGCGGTTCACGGCGCCGGGCCTGCGGGCGGGGTCAGGGGCTGCGTCCCTGGTGTCCTTCATGATGGCCGCGATGGTCATTGCGTCGCGGGCGTGCTCGTCGACGGTGATCGTGACCTGGTGGGTCTGCGGGGATGCTTTGAGGTCTGCGATGTGCAGCAGCGGGTTGGCGCCACGGAAGCCCAGGACGCGGACGTTGTTGCCTTCGTCGATCAGGAACCTTGACCCTTCGTGCGGGTCGGACGTCAGGGTGATCGTCCCGGTCAGTCCGGGGTTCTTGTCGCGGGCGAGCTCGGCTTTCGCGGACCTGGTGGCGTCCGCTTTGGTGGTGCCGGCGCCGAAGTCCTCGTCGCGGTCGACCCTGATCACGGACCGGTCGTAGGCCGGGTTGACGCCGTCGATGGCACCGGATGCGGTGTAAAGGTGGGGGTCGACGCGTGGGTCGATGGCCAGGGGCCTGCGGTACGCCCCGGTCAGGTCGCCGCCGCCGGAGCCGACGGCGAACGTGCCGGCCCACGTTTGTGGGCCCACGATGCCGTCCACGAGCAGGCCGTAGGCGCCCTGAATGGCCCGGCAGACGTTGGCGTCGGAGGTGTTGTACACCCCGTCGACGGGCACGTTGCCGGTCAGGTTCAGGTCGTTGACCCTGCGCTGCCAGTCCGTGACACCATGACCGGTAAGCGTGCCCGCGTCGGTGTCGCCAACGCTCATCACCGTCGCGCCAGAGGAGTACGGGTAGGCCGGCGCGTCATCATCAAGGAACTTCGGGTAGCACCAACCCGCCCACGCGTACCCGTCGGGGCCGATGCCGCGCCCGTAGACCGCGGTGACCGTCGAGAGGAGGTCCCGGGACAGTGCCGTCTCGACACCGGGGGCGCCGGTCGTGACGGTCCAGTGCACCGTGGTGCGGTCCTTGAGTCTGAGCAGGTACTGCCGGTGCGTGTTCGGCTTCTTCGCGACCGTCCACTGCGACGATGCGTCATCAGTCCACGCCGTGCCCAGCAGGGCTTGGACGTAGTCGATGGGGGAGTCGCCCAGGGATCCGCGCTGCCTCGACTTGATGCCGGTGGTGACGTTCGCGATCGACCCGAACCTGCGGGACACAACCCCGTTGAGGGACTTGCTGATCAGCGACCCGATGTCGGTGGGGTCCAGGATCGTCGGGACCGGGTTGCTCACATGGTCGGCCTGGAACAGGGCACCTTCGGCCTGCCACACGTTATTTGCGGCGTCTTCGCTGGATCCGCCCTCATCGGAGATGAAGTGGCCCGCGAACCGGCGGTACCGCGTGACCCCGTTGGCGTCGAGGAGGAAGATCTCGACGGGTGCACCAGGGTGCAACCAGGCGAGGTCACCGGCGCCGGTGACGTCGAACGGGCTGAGCTGGGGGAACGTGACCTGCGCGGAGGCGTCACCGAACGGCTCCGCTGTCGACCATTCGTCCACGAGGGTGGGGGTCCCGCGGAAGTAGGTGACGTCGCGGCCGGACACGGTGACGTGGAGGACCCCGACGTCGCCTTCGATGATCGTCCAGGCGTCAGAGACCCGTGCGTGCCCGTCGGTGTCGGGGGTGGGCACGGGCATGATGTGCGACTGGCGGCGTAGCATCCGCTCGACGACCAGCGGCCCGCCAGTACCGCCCGGGCCAGGCCCACCCGTGCCGTCCGGTGCGACCGCGAGGGGCGGGTCCACGACCAGGACACCGTCGGTGACGTTGAGCTCGAGAGCGGTTCGTTGTGACTGGTCGGCGGTCCACCCGATAAGGGCCATCGACAGTGCCGGGGCTGGCGCAGTAGCCGTGACGGCGGCTCGTGGTGCGGCCAGGGCCAGTGGTGAGCCGGGCGTGTTGATGCTGACCGGTAGCGCCGTCGCAGTTGCGCCCGCGCTGGGGAGTGCGAGGTGGAGCGCACCGAAAGTGACAGTGGGTGGCAGGGCCGTGGCCGTGGCTGTGGCTGCTGGCGGGTAGAAGATGATCCCGCCGAGGATTAACGAAGAGGCAGGGGCGGGTGCGCTGGCGCTAGCGTGCGCGGCGGGGACATGGTAGGTGCTGGGTGGCACGTACTGGTCCATCTCGAACCGAGCGACCTCCACATAGTTGTTGCCCGAGTTGGAGGTGACCATCAGTCTATAAGCCGCATACGCAACGGTGTTGGTAAAGGTGAAGGTCTGCATCACCGAGTCAGCCCAAGTGACACTGCTCCGGGTGTCCAGGGTCGCCCATGAGGCACCGCCGCCCATGGTCAGCTCGGCACAATGAATTGCTGCGGCACCGCCTGGAGTGGCGTTGATGTTTATCTTGAACTGCGAATACGCCGTCGTGTTGGCGAAGGTGTAATGCTTAGTGAGTGTCCGGCTGGCGAAGGTCTGACCAGTCTGGGTGTCCAAAGTGGTCCAGGTAATACCATCGTTGGAGCCGGAAATCACCCAGTCCTTCGGGTCCTGGGTTGCATTGGTGGGGGAGGAGGTAATCCAGTATTCGGTAGGCGTCAAGGCTGCGCTGTACTGGACCGATGCCCACGCGGTAGCGGTCTGGACAAACCACTCAGACAGCACGTTGCCGTCGAAGAGGTTTACTGCTGGCGTTCCGGCATATTCACCAGACTTGTTTACGGTAACAACGTCCACATTATTATTACTGCCTTGGAACGTCCAACTGCCTGGTCCTTGGGACAGGGTGGGGACCACGCCCATGTGGTAGGCGTTGACAGCAACCGGGCTATTCATTGCCATCTGCAACCACTGCGGCGCGTTGCCGGCAGACAGCCACTGGGTGGCGAAACTGCCGTCGAAAGCGTTACTGGCCGGGTGTCCGCTGTAAGAGCTGCTGGCTGTGGCCGTAAAAGTAGTGGGAGAGATGATCCCGCCGAGGGTCAGCGTGGGTGGGGTTGCTGAGGCGCTGGCGTGGGCTGCGGGTGCGGCGAGTAGCAGCGGGATCTTGGGCGGGGGTGCGCTGACGGTGGCTGTCGCCGCGGGGATGGCGAACACCAACGCCGCGAGGCCGAGAACAATGTTGCCCAGTCGGCTGTCTGGGGTCCCGAGTTTGCCGGTGAACGCCACGAGTCAGCCCCTTACGTCGTTGTCAGAGATGCCCGAGTGGGGTCAACATGTGCCATTCGCATCAGGCGGCCTCGTAGGTGAGCCATGCCTGTAGTTCGTCATTGACAGCCCAGGCGACGGGGGTGCTGGCGGGGGTCAATACGCTCTCCGCTGTGTTCTGTGCCGTGGTGTAGTGGAACTCGGCCTGCGTGGAGCTCACCAACTGCAACCATCCTGCGGTGATATACCCATTTGTGGCGTCGTAATACGTCCAGTTGCCCACCCGTCTGTTGGTGAGAAAGTAGGGGGCTACGGGGAGTGTCAGGCGAATGGCCCCCGTTCCTGCGGTGAACCCAGTCGCCCCGCTGAAAATCAAGTTGGCATCAACTTTCTTGCCGACCTGCGTGTGCCGCGTCGTCGCGGTGAAGTTCGTCATCGCAGTGCCAGCGGTCTGTATTACAGCCGTGGTGGAGGTCCACGCGCCGCCGATCTGCGCCGCGATCTTGCCGTCAACGAAGTTGCCCAGACTCGCAGCGGTGAGAACGTGAGTCACCACATCAGCAGACGTGTGAGCCGCTGACGTCGCCACGCACGTCCACGTCGTACCCGCCACGTTCGTGACCGTGATGATCTCGGTGCCAATAATGACCCGGAACTGTGACGTGCCAGTCACTGCGGCAGGGAAGCCCGTCGAGGACGCCACCGTGAACGACGTCGCGCCCGTCGAGGGAGATGACGTCAGAGTTGTGGCAGCGTTGTCGCTAAACAGCTCCAAAGGCAAAGGAATCAACCCCTCACGCGACGACGACGGACACGACGCCAAGGGTGTCGAGGGTGAGGTTGACATCCTGCGCGGTCGCCGTCTGGTCCGCGCCGAAGTCCACGTAAGCCAGCAGCGGGGACGTCCCAGCGACGCCCGTATCGACCAGGTACACCAGGTAGCGGAACGTCCCGGTCAGGCCCGTGAAGGCAAAGTCCGCGGCGTCGAGCATCAGGGTGTTCGTGCCGCCCGTGTACGTCACAGCCTTGGTCCCCAACGTCACCCGCGCATACCCGCCACCCGTGAGCTCACCAGCGAGGCTGGACGCGTACTGGTGGGTGTCCTGGTCCGGGGTGTACGCCGCCGAGCACAGGACCGCCTTGACGGCATCTGTGTCGTAGTCGATCTCCTTGTTGAACGCCGACTTGAACGCCAGCCCAAACATTTTCGCGGTGATCGCCATCAGCGGTTCTCCTTCATCAGAATGATTCGATGCGTAGGTACTGCTTGGGGATGAACAGGCCCGCCCCGGCCAGGACGTTGTTGCCGTCGCGGAGTAGGCCTGCGATGCGGGGTGTGCCGCCGGCGGGGGAGTCCCAGCCGACCCAGGCCACGACCGTGCCCAGGTCCAGGGTTGGGTTGGTCAGGGGCAGGTCGTTGGCGGCTTGGACGGCCCGGTCCGCGGCGGGGTCCCACCAGGCGCTGATCCGTTGCAGCTGGGCGCGGGTCTGCCCTGCCGGTTCGGTGATCCCGGATTCGAGCCACTTGTCGGGCACAGTCGTGGACAGTGACACCCACCACGACCCGCCAGCGGTCACCAGGGCGTCCAGTGCGAGGTTCGCTTCCACTGTGGCCAGGAACATGCGGGTACCCCTTCTCAGACGGTGGTGGTGGCTGGTGTGGGCTGGACGGGCACCTTCGCGATGAACGTGGACTGCCCAGCCATTGCCTGGAACTTGTCTAACGGATAACTCGAATCGGCGCGTGTGGCACGCCACACGGTGCGACTGTTGCCGATGGTGACCTCGAGGAGCCAGGACCAGACCTCGACGGCGTCGACCAGGGCTTGGCGGCGGGTGTTGATCTGCGCCTGGGTGGTGCCGTCGATGCGGCAGATGAAGCCGTGCATGCCCCCTTCGAGGACCATCGCGACAGGGAACTCCCCGTCGGCATACGGCGAGTGGGTGGTGACCCTGCGCCAGGTACGGTCCGGGGTGGAGATCTCGATGAGGTAGTACCCGGCGGCTTCGGTGACGTCCAACACCACAGCTGATGCGTTGGTGAGGATGCGGACGCCTACGGCGAGGTCGGGGGTGGTCATGTGGGGCGCCTTCCGCCGAGCCGTGCGAGCCGGGACTGTTCGTAGGTTTTGCGGGCGTCACCAACGTCGCGGAACGACGCGTGCTCGATGTGCAGCGGGAACTCGCTGGTGCGGGTTTCGTGGACGGGGACCTTGACGACCTGCACCGCGCCCCCACCCCACGGCGAAGCCACCCGTGAGCCCAGGGGCCCACCGTCGGCATACCGGGGCAGACGCCTCTGGTTGATCGCGTCCATGAAGTCCGTGCCGTAGAAGTCATGCGCCGCCACGGACTGGAGGTACTCGCGCGGGTTGGCCCGGATCGTCACGTTGTCGACCTTCGGACCCAGGAACATGCCCGGAACCACACCACCCTCAGAGCCACCCCAGCTGGGCTTCTTCGGTGCGAACGGCCCCAGCGGGTTGGGCACGACCACGTTGTCCGCAGCCTTGCCCGGGTACCCCTCCAGCCCCTTACCGAAGGACGCCACCACGTTGACCGTGGCCGTCGCCGTGGAACCGTTGATGGTCTGCAACGCGTACATGACGCCGTCGATCACCGGGGTCGCAGCCGAGGCGTCCACGACGACCCTGCCGTTCATCCCGGCCTCCAGCATGTTCTTCAACGCCTGGGCCTTGCCCGCCGTCACATCGATGGCCTGCGCGGCGGGCTTCAAACCCGTGTCGATGTCGATACCGAAGTCCGCAGCGACCCGTCGGACGTCAGCAGCTGACACACCCAGCTTCTTCGCGAGCTCGTCGATCGTCAGCTTGCCCTTGGTTGCCAGGGTCGCCTGCTGGACCTGCATCGCTACCGGCAGGTCCTTCACGGCCTGGTCGGTGGCCGAGCCCACCGCGATCGCCGTCAACCTCGCCTGTGCCACCACGATCAAGTTCAGCCGGGCAAGCTGGGCTTCGGAGTCGTTGACCATCTTGATCATCGCCCCGCTGTGATCCGAGAGGATCGTCTGCAGGATCGGGCCGGCCTGCTTCGGGCCCTGCTCGAGGAGCCGGGAGATGACGTTCATGTCCAGGCCTTTGGCGGTGGCTGTGGTGATGTCCCGGGAGAACTGCGTCGCTTCGGCAATCGTGGTCTTGTACGCGTTCTTCAGACCGGTCGTACCGGTCGCAGCTTGTGCGTCGCCGACGTCCTTCTGCGCGGTGGCCACCTCACGTTGAGCCTTGGCCAACGCCTGGGTGTCGCTGATGGTGCGTTTCTTCTTCGCACCGACCCTCGCCTCGACGTCGGACAGGTTCTGCTGGGACGTCGCGAGCTTGTCGTTGGCTGCGGTGACCTTGTCCGCCCCTGCTGTGGGGTCGTACTGGCCCAGGACGTCCGTGCCGCCCTTGAACGCCTTGGACGCCTTGTCCTGGGCGTCCTGCAACGCCTTAGCGTAGGCCTCCATGGCATCAATGTCGGTCCCGATCTGCCCAGCCATGGCCTTGGTCGACAGCCCGGTCTGCTTCTCCAGGTCCACGACGTAGGCGCGCAGCTTCAGCATCTCGTCGCCGGCGTCCTTGGGTGCCTTGGACAGGTCGACGTTCTGGGACTTGGCCAGCTTGATCAGTGCCGCGTCGGTCAGGCCGGTGGTGGTCCGGAGCCCGGCGAGGTTCGCGGTGACGTTACCGGCGCGCGCCTGTAGCACACCCAACGCGTCAGAGGCGGCGGCACCGTCGTTGGCGACCTTCGCGAGCTCCTCGTTGCCGAACAGCAGGGAGAACCCGCCCTTGATGGTGCCCAGGGTTCCCTGGTACTGCTTGCCGAGGTCGGCAGCCTTCTGCGCGGTGTTGGTCAGCTGGTCGATGCCACCCTGCAGCTTCGCCGGGTCCAGGACGTCCGTGGAGGCGCCCATGCCCTGGAAGGTGTCCTTGGCCTTGTTGGCGGCGTCGTCCATCATCATGAACCCGCGGGCGGCCAGGAACAGGGCGGCGCCGAGGCCCAGGGTGGCGATGGTCTGCACGGTCAGCATGGACGCAGCCAGGACCCGCAAACCGGCAGCGCCGCCTTCAGCAGCCGTCATCAGGCCCACCAGGCCAAGGATGACGGGGGTCAGGATCATCTTGTTGAACATGACCTGCACCGCAGCCAGGGAAGGCAGCAGCGATACGCCGTAGACGATGGCCAACGCCAGGACGATGTCCTTGTGGTCGGCCAGGAACCCGGTCGCCGTGGCCAGGGCTTGGGCGATCGCGGTCAGACCGGCGACCACAGCCCCGGCGGCCAGGGCGGCAAGGGCACCAACGGCTGGTGCGGCGACCTGCGCGATGGTCTTGAGCATGGTGACTACGTCCACGCCGATAGCCCACAACGCCGAGAAGAGTGGGGTCAGTGCCCTCACCCCGGCCTGCAGGTCGGGTGCTGCACCCTTGGCCAGGTCCATCATCGACTTCATCAGCGTGGTCAGCACCGGCAGCAGCTTGAGGCCGACCTCGATCGTGCCGGCCTTGATCGCGTTCACGACCAGTGCCCACTGTGCGGACGCGGACTTCATCTGCTCAGCCAACGCCACCGCGGTGGCCCCAGCACCTGCATGGGCGGCGGACCACCCGGCGATGACGCCGGTGTACAGCTTGCCCTGGTCTGAAGTCAGCGCCAGCGCGCCCTTGAGGGAGCGGATGTCGGTGAACAGGGAGGACATGGTCGTGACGTTGCCGCCGGTGACCCGTTGCAGGTCGGCCATGACCCCGTTCAGGCCCTTGCTCTCCAGTGCTGCAGCGCCGGACTCATACCCCAGGGACTTGTACACCCCAGCCAGGGCGTCCCCGGGGGTGATCAGCTGGGCCATCAGCTGGTTCAAGGCGGTGAACGCCTCAGCGGGTTTGATCCCGGCCTTGGTCATTGTCGCGATGGCCTGGCCGACGCCGTCGATGCTGATCCCGGCGGCCGAGGCGGTGCCGATGACGTCGCCGAGGTTCTGCCCGAGCTGGTCGAAGGACAGCACGCCCAGGTTCACGGTCTGGAACAGGGTGTCCGAGACGTCCTTTGCGCTGGATGCGCTCAGCCCGTAGGCGTTCAACACCCCAGAGATGGCCTGGGCGGCCACCGCAGTGGTGGAGATCCCGGCGGAGGCGGCCTTGGCGGACGCGTCCAGGACCTGCAGTCCGGCCGCGCCCTGGAACCCTGAGGACGCGATGTCGTACAGGCCAGCAGCCAGCACCGTGGCTTCCTGCGGCAACGTCTTGGACAGGTCCAGCACACTCTGGCTGAGCCCACCCAGGGCGGCCTCGCTCATCCCCGTGATGGAGTTGACGTTGCGCATCTGCGCCTCGAACTGCGCACTCAGCTGGATGCCGCCGGTGAACGCGGTGATGAGCTGACGCCCCAGCATGAAGGCCGCGGCCGAGGCCAACCCGAGCCCGGCGGCGACCCGCAACCCACCTACGGAGTAGTACTCGGACAGGCGCAGGGCGATCTTGGCGTGCCGATCGGCCTGGTCGGCGGCCTTCCCCGTCGCGATCCCCACAGCCTGCATGCCAGTGGCTGTGGTCCTCGATGAGGTGCGGGTCCGCTGCGCGGTCTTCTCAGCGGTAGCGCCGAGCCGGGCGGTGGCGGCCTCGGTGGCCCCCATGGACTTGGTTGCGCCGCGCTGCCCGGTCTCAACCTCTTTGGCGAACGCCCGGATGGAGGCCTTGGCCTCATTCAGGCGCTGGTCCAGGGATGCGTTGGATCCGGTGATCTTGACGCCGATGACGCGCACACCCATGTCAGGCCTCCTGCTCGGGGATTACGGCCTGGAGGTGGTGGTGGTACCGGTGGGCGTGCTCGGGTGGGATGGAGTCCCCGGCATGCTTCATTGCGTCGCAGTGGACACACCCACGGGATACGACCGTGAACGCGTCGATGTCGTTCATCAGGGCGGCGGGGACACCGCACCCGGGGCACCGGTCAGCGGCGCGCACCTCATGGGCCAGGGCGAGGTCCTGGTCCCGCTCCGACCACGACAAGAACGCCGAGTGGGGTACACCGTTGGTGGCGCAGTACCCGACCTCAGCGGCCAGGCGCGGGTCACGGTCGAGGCGGCGGCGCGCCCATTCGATGCTGGTGATGTTCAGGGCCACGCAGCGGGCGAACAGGTCCTCAGCGGCGTCGGTGGGCCACTCGTTCCACCAGTCGGTGGCGGTGCCCTCGTCGACGTCGTCGTAGGTGGTGTCGTTGCCGATGTCGGACTGGTCGGACCACCAGGTGACCGATGCGGCGATCAGGGCCGGGGCGAACGTGTCCTCAAACCACAGGTCCCGGTCCTTGACCGGCGGGTGCGCCTCAACGAGCTCGTCAAAGGGCGCGCGGCCCATCGCGGCGAGACGGACCGTGACGGTCCCGTCGTCGCCGTAGTAGGTCGCCTCGTCCCTGCGCACTCCGGTCAGGCCCGGCGCCGCTTCGGGTCGGCCACGGGCGCCTGGGTTTGGGCGAGCTGTGCGTGCACGACCAGGGCGTTGATCTCGACTTCGTTCCACGTGTCGCCCTCGAAGATCGTGGCGATGTCGTCGTCGGTCAGGACCGGGTCGACGCAGGACGCCTGCACGAGGGCGCGGGGGAACGTGTCCATGTTGTATGGCGCCTTCGAGCCTTCGCTCTGCGCGGACACGGCCTCGTGGTCCTCGTCGCGGGCCGGGTGCGCCAGCAACAGGTCACGGAAAGGCGTGCGACCCAGGCTGCGGAACGTGAACCACAGCGTGGTCGCGTCCATCGCGTCCAGCGCTTCGGTTGCGGCCTGCTCCAACGGCTGCAGCTCAGGGCGCTCCGAGGCGTCGACCTTGGCGCGGATGGCCTCGGGGTCGATCACGTCGACGGCTTCAGCGGTGGACCTGCACTCGGCCAGTCGGCGGGGGCGGGATGCGTCCAGGCGCTCCCGTGCGGCGGTC